CGGCATGGCTTTTCCCCGCATAGGTAAACCTGATCGGTTCCCGTAGCGAGATAGTGATTTGCCAACCGCACATACTCCGTAAACGGCTTTTCGTCCATCATTCCATTCCCTTCTTTCTGGCCTCTACAAAGAACCTGTTCGAGAATTTGCGAACCTTTTTCTGCAACTTGAAGTAATCGTCAGCGGTAATGCAATTTCGCTTGTACCGAGGATGAGGGTGAACCGCCCTCAACATGAAAGCCAACAATTGATCCGTAAACACATCTGCAATTTCTTGAGCTTTCATCCCAACCCCTTTCACTTGGCCTCTTGGCCGTTGATTGCCCAGTACCGCCGCCGTAGCTTCCAATCGACACTCAAGCACTTCTTGCACTGCCCCAGAGAAAAGTAGCTCTCACCTAAATGCCTCACATCCATCCCTGGCAGAGGTGAAAAACTCGCCAAAAAGTACGCTTCTGGCACCGTGGCTCCGCAGATCGCTTCGTAGCCCCGGCCTTCTACGAGAGGATCGTCCGACTCTATGGCGTGACAGCGCATAATTCACCTAGTTTCTTGATTTCCTCGGCCATTTTCAGCAGGAATTCGCATACCGCCCGCTCCATTTCCTCGATGCGGGCATCGTCTCGCGGAAACCGCTTAATCCAAAGCTTCGTCTCCTTCGGAAAAAATGGGTGATAGGTAGCGAAGTCACACCACTTGCGGCCCGTACAAGCTAGTTCCGCTAACATCTGCCACTCGTATTCAGGCGGAATGGTCTGCGTCCGGATGATGCTGAGATGGTTGTGCAGCGGAACCTTGAACTCCACCAGCCCATCCTCACCTACAAGGCCGTCCGGTGAAGCCCCAAAGCGCTGTATGCCATCGTGAAGCCAGAATCCGCCCGCAAGTACCTCCGAATCCGTGGCGTGCTCATAAGCCGCCCTAGCGAGGTCTTCGTTCTCCTGACCGAAGTCCATGTACGGGCTGACAAAATGTTCCCAAGACTTGCCAGTCAGCGTCTCGTACATGATTTCTTCCATGTAATCGAGGCACTTCTGGGAAGGTTCGCCGGCTGCGCCGTTCTTGCTGGCCTTTTTGAGTCGGCTCATCACATCGGAAACTCGGCTGGCAGTCACTACGCCGACTCTGGCAATGAGCCATTCCGGTGTCTGTTGGTCTACACCTTCCATTCTAGGCATCTAAAACTCCTTCGCTTTGTCTTTGCGGGCTTGGATAACCATCCGCAAAGCTGCTGGATTGGTTTCAAATTGCTCATAAGCCTGCTTGTAAAGTCGCTTCAACTCATCCGGACTGCTGGCGTTGGCGATCCATTCCAAGGCTTCCATCAGTTCGCCATTGGTTGCCAATTCGCCATCGTTGTCCAATTCCCCGATGGCGATGTTGAAAATGTCCTTCACCAGATACCGCTTAGCGTAGCTGTCGGATGCCCCTGTAGCTTGCGTGGCAGTCATTACAGGCTCACCCTTCGGCCCTTTTGGGTCTACGGGCCAATCAACCTGATAAAGCTCCTTGTGGCCCCGCAGAGCGCAACGGCAGATGACACGAATGTGGTCAGGCTTGGGACAGTCCGCATGGGTAAACGAAAGACTCATACCCTCTTTGGCGTAGATCGGCCTAATCACGCGGTCGATAGCCGCATAGGTCGCATATTTATTTGACTTTTGACCCACCATGTCCGGTGCAATCCGCTTGATTTGCTCCTGAATCCGAGTCAAAGCGTCGTTAAACTCGATTTCATCGGCCCTAGCACGCTCCCGATCCTGTAAAGCTGCCAGCCGTTCGATCACATCAATCCCGGCGCTATGGCTCAAAGCCAATCGCAAAAGGCTCATCGGCGTTGCGGGTACGAGTTCCTGTGTATCATCCATTACAAATTCACTTCCTGTCCGAATTCTTTAAGCGGTTCATGCCCAAAAGCCCTGCAAATGATTTCAAAGGCGAATCGCACGCTGTAGTGACCCTCCGCAACATCCTTCAAAGTGTTGAAAAGGTTATGCTGGAGTTGCCATTCTTTACGGCATGAATCCATGTGCGGTGTATCAGCCATTAGATTCCCCCATGAATTCAGTCACTTGCTTCAGGACGCACTCTTGACCGCAGAGATGAAAATGTTTATCCGCCCAAACTGCACCCTTCAGGCTTTCCTCGTTCCAAGTGCGCAGTTCCAGTGCGATTTGAAAAGTCGGATTCTTGCCGCGTGTCCACAGTACCCACCAGTGGTTAACGTCGCCCTTCTGCTTACCGCAAACGTCGCACTTGTAAGTGTCGATTTTCATAGTTGTCCGCCGATTCTTGCAGAGCTTCATAGCTTGTCCGTCATGATTCGCGGAGGATTCGACACATTCATCAGGTCTTGTACCTGCCGCAAAGTTTCATCCCTTTGTCGCTCAAGTTCGATGCAGTAAGCGTGCGAGAACTCCACCAGTGAATTGCGGAGCATGGCCGCAAGGAAGCGTTCGATGTAGGCTTCGGCTTCTGGAATAAGAGTCAAGTCTTGAACTCTGGCCCCGGTCTTACTGAGAACAGCGTCCACTATTGTGCCGTAAATTTCACTGGCTTTATTTACCGCGTAATTTCGAGCATAAAGCTCCAAATCGTTTCGTAGCAGTTGTGTCACCATGCCGCCCTCCAGAACTCCGCCCAGTCCGGCCAATCCGGCACAAACAGCAGGATGAAGATAGCCAACAAAACCGCCGCATCCGTGACTATCGTGCTCCGCCGCAGAATCTTGGTTGAGTCCCATGCCAGCATCAGAGTTCTCCCCAAATCAATCGTCGTTATCGCACTGACAAATTCGCGGCCCACAAGTTAAACAATAGACCGCCTCGCAGCTATCACAGATTGCCAGATCCTTTCGCCCGTGCTTGTAGCAATTAGCGGAGGCACTTAGTGCCGCTAGCAAGTAATCCAATTCGTCTTTCGTCCACATTCTGCTCACGGTCTATGCTCCCTTGTGACCCTCTGCGCGGCCTCGGCGCAATCTTCCCAGTACTTCAGGATTTCGCGGAGTTGGTCGCGCATTTTGTTGTAATAGGCAAGTCCTGGCAGGTCCTCATGTGGGCATGATTCGCCATGCTTGACCGCCGCATCCCACCGCGCCAACTTCGCCCGTACTTCCTCGATGTCCTCAAAGTCCTCTGCGGCGTACATGGTCATTTCCTCCGCCGCGCCCTGTCGCCAACCAAGAACGCCTGCATGTCTTTCTCGCTCGTCAAAATCCCCTCATCGAAGTCCAATTGAATCCGTTGGGCCAACTCAATACCCATTGCCAGAGCTTGCGAAAACCGCCGAACTTCATCCAGATCGTCGCATAATGTCGAACCCCAAGAAACTCGCACAAGTTTCTCCTCTCCGCGCCAACCCAGCATCGGCTTGGAAATGTTGACCATTGCACAACCAAATCCTTCCGGCTCAATGCCCACAGTGAATTCGCGGTCGTGTAGTTTCATCTCACCCCCTCGTGCCACGGATCGGTGCAGGAACCTTGAATCTGATATTTACAAGTCGGGCAATACTCCGAGGCAGGCTTAACTTCACCCGCCCCGGTTGCGACGGGGGAGGACTTTAGCGCCTTTTCCTTCGCATCTTGCGGTATCTGCGGGGACGCATCAGGCCCACTAAGACGGTCAGCCCCAGCAGTAGAATTAACCCGGCCCACTGCATCCACATTTGCATCCTCCACTTTTGTGACCACATCCGACATCGGGCCGAGATGCCCCGACTCAGCAGGCAACGTCACGTCCGCCATAACCAACGGAATCAGCGAGTCCTTTTTCCAGCAAGAATGTGTGTGAAAATCCGGGCCTGATTTGGTGTACCAGATATCTACGCCATAGATAGTCTCGCCGTTATCCGCCGTTACGATGCCCATGATTGTCAGTCCCTGGGGCACCCATTCGTTATTCAGGTAGAAACTCCCGACTGTGAAGTGCTGCGGTTTCATCGCGTTCATTCATACCTCCCACAACTGCAACCATCCACGAGGCAATGACCCAACTCCAAGTTGAGGTCGTAGAGGTCTGACGAGTGATCGGCGCGGGCATGTCCGCAACTGCAAGATGAATCAATCGTCAGCGTGTATTCATTACCAAACAAATCAGTTACACATTCATCGCTCATTGGCCTGCCTCCGCCTTCCTCGATGCCAAAACGTAGATAATCCGCTTCTCCACGCCCAGCCGATGCAAGAATGATCGCCCCGGAAACCTTCTCCCGAGGTAAATATCTGAAATGTGTTGCGGGCTTACGCCAAGTTCTTCGGCAAGCTCTTTGGCTGTCCGGTCGCCTTGACGCTTTCGCATGAGGTCTACAATCTCTGATTCCTTAATCCGTCTCATGTATGCACAATAGCGTATAAGCTGACGTGCTGTCAATAAAAATCCGCGAAAATAAGTATTTCCCTGTATTCACCTGTTAACATTGGAGTTGTACTATTGCCAAAGGGAGGGAAAATGCCTAACTACGCGGCACTGCGAACGGAGAAGATTATCGAGTGGTACGAACGTCTGCGGAGCGATGCCGACCGCACGCCCGATGACGAAAAGCTCCTGTTCGAGCTAGGCAAGCGCCTTCCCGCAGACTACCCTATCGGGGATTCAGAAGAGATTGCGGCATAAATGAAATCGGGAGCCGCTGTAGTGTAGGCTCCCGATTCCGTACTGCGCTTGGCGATTGGCCTATCCTCTAGAGAACCGTCTGAGACTTGAATTCCCGTTTCGCCTGACTCAAAGGCTACAGCCCCTTAGCGAATCAGTGTCGGCACCCTTTACTCTCAGCCGCCTCGGGTGCGAAATGTCCGTCAGTTTCCCCTCAGTCTTACAGGCCGCTCTGTTTGTGGAATATCTCTCGACGTTCCGTCGATGGAAATAATGTAACACGCTTGTCAAGTTCCGCGACCTAAAAATAGGAGGAGCCGCCAGCGTGTGCCAGCGGCTCAATGAAAAGACAGCTTCTTACCCTTATTGGTGGAGTCTACACCTTCACTGAGGGGCTGTAAAATTAATTTTAATGCTCGAAAGCACCTGCGCTGCCGCCGTAACCGTAACCGTCTCGGTATCCTGAAGCAAAGTCCCCGCTGAATTGGTTACCTGAGCGTTCAGGTTGGCGACTCCCGCCGACACTGCGGTTACATCTTCGTTGGCTGGCACTGATCCGTCTGGGGCAATAGTAGCGAATGCGGAATTGTCAATCGCCCAAGTCGGGGTTGGGATAGCTCCCAGAAACGGCGCACCGTTCTGGTCGAAACCGTCAATGGATGCAACGGTCTTTTGTCCTACTGCGAGTGTTACTGGGCCTTCTGCCATGCAATCTCCTCTTTGAAATGCGATTTTAATGAAGCTTAGTACAGGGGTAAGTTGTTGAAGGATTTGCCGTTCAAGCGAGATTTGCTCCCGCTCGTCGGCCTCGATACGTTCTAGAATTCGGTCTTCTTCCGGCTCACGGTTCATAACGTCATTTCTGAATCAGGAAGTGGACGGCCATCCAACCAATAATCATGCCTCGCGCCCACAATGGCAAGTAGGTGCGACAAATATAGGTGATGGTGACATAATCTTTGCCGAATACTCCCAGCATCTCGAAAGTAAACACCACGGCCATTGAGACGCAGAGCGCCACGTAATCCCAGTGCAGGAAGTGCGGAGCGGGAATCATATCTTCTTCACCGCCGCCGTAGTCGCTGTAGTCGCTAGCTTGGCAATCTCAGCGCCTTTATTTTCACTGCCCCTAGTGGTTCCGTAAAAGTAGTTCGCGGCCCCAACCAGCAGAGTCCCAATGGTGCCGACCATCGTGTAGATAATGGCCTTGTTGTCTGACGGCACCGGATACCTAACCAGATAGTGAACCATGTAGGTAAACACGCCCACCAAACCGTAGAAGCCAATTTCAGGCGTGTAATCCCTGACTGCTACCTCGCGCTTTCGGGCTGAGTCCCTATCCGCCTCTGCAATGGCTTCCAAGTCTTCGGCGTTCTGGTAACCCAGTTGGGCCATTTGCGCCTGAAAGTCATCTTCGGCTTTGGTGATTGCCGCCCTCTGCTCGGGATTGGCAAAGGCATCGGAAATCGTGTCCAGCGTCTTTGTAGGGTCTAGCTTGTCAACGCCTAGGGCTTTGCCTACCGCGTTCGCTGCCATCGTTCCTAGAGGCCCCCCAAGCCCCGCAGCTACGCTTAGAAACGGGAATGCCTTCCGCAAGATGTCAGAAAAGGCCATTAGAGTCCCTTCCCTAAATCCTTGAATGCGGTACTGATGTTTGAAGCCGCCTGCGATCCCAGAGCTTTGGCTTGGGCGAATTTGACCCCAGCCGCATGACCGACGTAGTAAAAACAGACTCCGCCTGCCGCAAAACCCCCTGCAATTGCCAGTAGATAGTTCATTGCCACTCCCCAATGCGAATTTGAACTGCCAAACGTGAAGCTCTTGCCCCAACTTCCTTCGCCCACTTCGAGTTTTCCATCTCCGCTGCAGCGTCGTCCCATTTGCCTTGTTCTAGCGCCCCCAGCATGTTGCGGAACTCCGCCAACCCGCCTAAGCCTAAGTTAAAGGCCATATTTTGCAATACGCCATTCCGCGCATCGTCGAGCGTTTCAGTCCACGGAAAGAACTTCTTAAGCCCCTCGGTCACATAGGCGATATCGTTCTGTAAAAGCAGGTCAGATTCGGCCATTGTCAGACCCTTATCCGTAAGGTTTCTCCCGACGCCCACGGTGACCTTGCCCACGGTATCCACGTAGGCCCGTAGTCTTACGCCTTCATCCCGTTTCAGTTGTTCAGCCAGATTATCCAGAATCCCTCCTAGCGATGCGGTACGATGGTCAGGGCCGTAGACCCCGGTGCGGTCAACATAAACGCCAATAGGCCAACCCAGAACATGTTACGGCCTATCTCAGCAAGCTTTGGATTCACGCACAGCGCATACATCAAAACGCCGATCAGCGAAATTAGCAGACTCAAATAGATAATCATTTTTGGCTCCTTTAGTCCCACGTCAATGTCAGATTGTTGATGATTTCCGCAAACTGTCCGGCCTTCTGGTTCAAATCCACCTGAATCTGGATCATGGCCCGATTAAAGTCTTTCCAGTTCGACTGCTGCGCCGCCACGTTCTGAAGGCTCGCCGGAGTCGCCCATAACACTTCATCCAACTCCACGCCAATGTTTGAAATTGTTCGCTTCGAGAAGTCGAACGTATAGTTGATTTCAACGTGATGCACCAGGTTCGGAATATATGGCCCTGGCGCGTTTCCAGTTTCCAGCCATCCGCCCGTTGGCCCTGCCACTTCAATCATTCCGCCTTTGGAATAGTCCAATTGGACGCTGCCGTTGTATTTGTAGCCTTGCGCGTCAGTCAAAATGATGTCGGTCTCAATGGCTTGGGCAAATTGCAGAGAATTCAAATCCACCGAAATATCATAGCTAAGGCACAGCCGGGAAGCGCCTTCGGGGATCGGACGCGATAAGTAGATTTCCCCCGCCGCATATCCACCCTGAGTTTTGCATCCCTGAATGAAAAGCCCTAGAACGCTGGTCTGAGTGAGTTGAAAGACTTGCGGGAAGGCATCCCCGATCCCGCCTTGCGTGCCTAGATTCGTTCCCCAGCCCGGTAAAATCTGAATATCAGAATCCGTCGTCACAAAATCCCTTTCTGCCGTGTCGGTAAAGTCATAAGCGGCAAGCCGTGCCGTTCGCAGTAATCTGCCATCAAATATTCGTGCTCCACGCGAAATAACGTGATCTTCCGCGAGAGGCTGTAGACCATGCCCATAAGAGCGAATACGGGGACACTGACCAGTATTTGCCCTAGCGATATGTCCCCGGTGAAATGCATTAGCGGTGTGGCGGCTTATCGGAATCCAGCTCCCAGTTGTTTGCACTCTCATCTTGCTGGGTCGGGGAGTAGGGAACAGTGCCGTTAGCGGTGGTTTTGTATACCGTCCCGTTATCGTTCCACAGGTAGTCGCTGTCCGGCCATGAATCCCGATAGGCGGTTTCGTTGGGATTTTCTGAGGTTGTCAGGCCCGTCCACATGGTTGAATAGTTCATCGTGTCTCCTTGGCGTACTGAATGGGATTGTGGTTTTCATCGCGGACTAGAATGTATCCCAGATTGTCGGGGCCAACATCCTGACACCAGTCGTAGTCCATGTATTTGAGAAGTTTAAACATTCGCCCCGCTTGCGCCTCCTCCGTCACTATGTGATCCGGGCAGGCATTAAATGAAAACTCTGCCCATTGATGGGTATCGGGGTCTTGTACGGAAAGCTCGAAAAGCGAGAGGCTGTCGCGGCGCAAGATGCGGACGTTTTCCATCCTGACCAGCGTTGCGGTTCGCTTTCTTGCCATGACCGCATAGCCGATCACCGATACGACGATGACCGCCAGCAGAAGCCCGATGCTAATCTCCCTCGGGGTAGACATTATGCGGTTCAAATCCTTCGACTTTGAGAGCATGGAGAGCCTGTCGAATTCGTTCATTAATGATTCGTTGCCGTTGCTGGTCTCGCTGATACTGGGCATGATATGGGACAAAGAGCTTCCTGACCTCAGATTTAATAACCATGCGTACGACCCAAGCACCAACAGCGTAAAGGCTAGTAAGACTAGCGACCAAAACAGCAAGCACGATGGACTCGGCGTTAGGCTCAGGCAAGGCCACCCCACTGAAAATGCCAACATATGCCACATTCAAGTCCTCTCTCTAGACGAAGTTAAGGGTACAAACTCGCAAACATGCCGATTGCTGATGCTGATGGCGAGTCAGTCGCCGACTGAAACTCATACGCGCCCTCATCCCAGCATGGCAGGCTACCCTGGGATGAACATGTACCAGAACTAGGACGGGTAACGTAGGTGCGCGTACTCCCAAGGGTAGTGTCGTTTTGTAAACTGGCGAGGTTGCCCGTCGCGACCGACCCCAGATTTACACTTTGGAGGATCACCGCCGAGCCGAGATTGGGGGCACCGTTTGTTCCGAGTCCCAACCCCGCGTCAGAGGTAGTGCGCTGGGAATGTGAATCACCTCCAGTTGTAGACTTCCACGAGGCGAATGATCCTAGGAAGGATTGGGAGCCTGTCGTACCATAGACCCAGCAATTTGATGTTCCATTGCAGTCGTTACCGAATGCGTTGTAATCACTATTCAGCGTGCCAGTGCCTAGCCGTAGGTTCATCCCCTGCGGGCACTTATTCTCAACATTACCTTTAAAGTTATACGTCCCGGCGTTGGCCGTGTTCCCTAACGCCCATCCGACCGTGCCGCCGTCAGTCGAAGACGGGCAGAGGAGGGTATTGTTATAAACGTCCAGCACTCCGCCGACGATTCCAAACAATCCCACCCAGCCGTTAGGATTGACTCCATCCGCTTGCGATGCGTCGAAGACATTGTTCCAGACGTAGAAATTACTGCCATTCGTCTGGTTCGGTGATCCCTGCTCGATGAATAGGAATCCCGACGAGCACGCGCCTGAGAACGTTCCGGTGAACCAGTTGTTATAGATATAGACCCCGTTCATCGTGGTGCCGGAGACGCCGTAAGTGTGGAGACCGTCGAGGTGATAAACGCAGCCGGAGGTTTCCCAGTTTAAATTGCTGCCGAATTTATTCCCCGCGAGGAAGAAACACGGAGCGGCGCATCCGGTGCCGGGAGTAGCGAATAGAACTGCGTGATCCCAGTTGTAGATATAGTTCTGGTTGGCGGGAGTTGTGCCTGTCGTATCCCCTACGACGAAGTTAGTATCGCCGTTATTGTAGAGGATGTAAACGCACCAACCGCAATCGTGGATCGTATTCCCCGTCAGCGTCCAGTTCGACCCGCTCATATAAATCGCGTTCATCTGAGTCGCTGTGCCGCCGAGCGGGGAAGAGTAATTCTGGATCGCCACGTAGATATTAGCGATGGTGATATTTTTGACGGTGCAGTTGGTGCAGGTTGCACCATAGACGCCGATGGAAATGTGCTGGTTCGCAAGTCCGTCTCCGTTGGCCGTGTTCTGGATTGTGCCAGTGCCTTTGCCATCGAGGACGATGTAACTCAGTCCGTGAATATCGATGGCTCCATTAGTTCCGGACCAGTAGGGTGCCGATAAACTGGCACCAGTACAAAAGTTGATTGTGATCGGGTTACCGGACGAACCACTACCGAGAACCGTGAACAGCGTCGCTCCGGCGCTGCCTACAAAGTTATCCGCCAGCCAGATAACGTCCCCACCGCTGTTCGTTATTCCGTTCCAAGTTGCTGGGGTGATCGCAGTTTGTCCACTACAAGACCCAAAGCCAGAAATAGTTCCGGCAGTCGAGGCTATGTACCGTGTCGTGGCCGAACAAAAACTGCAAAGGATGAAAATTACTATTCCAGTCTTCATGGTTTAAAGGTTATAACTGTGCCCGCATTAGGCCCGGTAGTGCCTGAAAAATTTGTCCCGAATGTGGCTGCTTGCGCTCCTGCTGTAGTTTGGGCGTAATACTCTCCAGCTAAGTTTAAATTACCGCCACCGGCCTCGACCCCTAGAGTGAACGGACTTCCGGCTGTAAACCAGCCATTAGCAAAACCGAATCCGTTGTCTAATATACCGATGGCAACATAAAACGATCCGTTTGACCCCGTTGTGATCGACCCCGGAGTTGGAACGTTCGTGTTGGCGTTTGTACCCGTATGCTTCTGGTCAAATGCTCCGGCGGTCAATTCGTATAGATCAACTGCGCCACTGGCGAAGGACGCACCGAAGGCCACGGACACCGTATTCGTTCCGGTAAACGCCTTTAGACTTGTGGTATATACGAATTCTGTGTTGCAGTTCGCAAAGTGCGTTCCTGTGATTGTTGCTAAGGTCGTAGCGTCGATAGTGTAAGTGTTGCCAGAGGTGTCAGTAACCGTTGTTATCGAAACAGGATTGCCTGTGGTACTACACCACGCCACTGCCACGACTCCAATATCGCCAACCGTGTTATTGGTAAATGAATCTATAAAACTAGCCGAACCTCCAGCATAAGTCCCGGAATGGTGCTGTACAAGAGTTACTGCCGAACCAGATGGCACGCCTCCTCCAATTCCAGCCTTGCCACCAATGCCAGCCTTGCCTCCGATCCCCTGAGCGAGACTGCTGGCGACCAATACCGCGAAGATAATTAAGCGTCGGATCATGGGATTGAATACTGCGCTGAGACGATAAATTGATCGAGCGTGCAAGTCCCACCCGCTGTTGAGATATAAATGCCGATGATGTCTCCGGCAGCGAACGTCAGAGTTTGAGCCGTGCTAGTCCCAGTTCCCTTAGTCTGTGTGGTAGAAACCGCAGTTACGGTTGATCCAACGTTTGTCGTCCCGTCGAACACATTAAATATCGGGACAGTTGAGCACGTTCCGCCAAGCGATGTCACTACTTGTAGATTTGTAAAGTGACCCGCCGCATTTGCGACCGTCGAAGCGAGGACAGCGTTGATAGCTAGCGTTCCTAACACTCCGACACCAGAACTAAGCGTTCCGCTGGTGGGGCTAATAGTCTCCGTCATCGTGCCAGACGAGTTAGTGAATAGAGAGAATCCGGTCGCGGGTGCTCCTGCTAGCACGCGGAGTTGGGAGGTCACTGAGGTTGGAGCTTGAATACAAATCGAGGTTGCGGCGTTGCAAGGCGCGACCGCCGAACTGGTAGTTCCTTGCGGGAAGTCGATGAATCCCGCCGTGGTGCCGTTAGAGACGTGAACCGGGCCGACGTATCCGCCAGTGTCAGTAGTGGTCACGTTGGTCGCGTTATCGGTGATTGAGGAATTAGTCGGCGCTCCACCTGCTCCGCCGCCTTTTGGCAAGACGTTGGTGTTAAGAATCCCTGAGGATGACTCCTGCGTGGTGGAGTTGAAATAGGGGATTCCGCCAGAGGTCACAGTGCCGGATACGGTCAGCGGGAAAGCACTCCCGCCTGCGGCGCCACGAAGGATTGCAAAGTAATTCGTATTGTCAGAATAGACGAACGCGCACTGGCCGGTGGTCAGGGCCAGCGTGGACGCGCCACTTGTGTAGGCCGCTCCTGTTGTGTAGCTGATCGTGCTCGTGGTCGGTGTGATGGTCGCCGTGCCAGCTCCGATGTCGCATCCGACGAAAGTGAAATTGTTGGCAAAGTTGGTTGATCCGGCCTGCGGAAGAGTGACCGCGATGGAGGAGGCGTTCGAGAATGTCACGTAGGACGCTCGGTCGGTGAGCGCGATGGTGTAAGTCGTTCCCGTCTGCGCGTCGGTCGGCACGCCAGCGGGAAGGAATACCGGAGCCGCCGCTGCGCTGCCGGAGGCTGTTTCGGTGAAGAATTGCGTTACGCCGTTGAGTGTGGACGGGCCGAGTAGTCCGCTCAATGCCGTACCAGTTCCAGCTCCAGAATAATAGGGAATGGCATATTGAGTGCTGGAATTGGTCTGCCCTGTTGGACAACCGGACGCTCCGGTACAGGTGAACGTTCCACCAGAGACATTGATGCCGTTGGCAAAGTTCGGCAGGTTGCTCCCGCAATCAGAAATCTCATATCCGTTGCTGGCATACACATACATTGCTACCTGATTACACGTCCACGATTGATTGCTTGCGCCGTTGAAGATCGTTATGGCTCCGGGCTGATTGGAAATCGTAGAAACGTTGATGCCGCTTGTTCCCACTCCTAGGGAGTTAGGGAAGTGGGTTCCTGTATTCGTCCACGTAACACTGCCGTCTGAACAAGTTGCGCCAATGGAGTATGCGGTGCATCCGCCACCGCTCCAGTTAGGTTCCGACCCGCCACTGGTGCCGCTGATCGTCGCGAAGAAAACATAATTGCTGGCATTGTTTACGGTGGGAAGAATCACGGTTGCGTAGGAATAAGTCTGAGTCGAACTCCAATCGTTGAGCGCGGTCAGTGCGGGCCGATGCGACCCACCGAGGAGAATATTCGCTAACGGGGGATTGTTGGCGTTCGAGTCGATCTGTCGGATGTTTACGCCAGACGCTCCAGCCTGCATCCCCACGCAGATGTTGCCTAAGTTCGACCCTGCCTGATAATGAATACCCTGGATGGCGTTGACCGCGTTGTACCCGACCGCTATTCCGCCTGTCGCTTCTACGTCAATTCCGCACTGGGTATTTTCGTTGATGGTGAAATCTTCAAGCGTGCCGTGGCTCCAAGTGTCCCACAGCAGCATTCCGACGTGAAACGCTCCGTATTTAGCGGTGCCATCGTTCACGCAATTGCCCTTGCTCTGGTTGCAGTAGTCCTCGCCGTGCTTGAAGGAGTCGTTATTTTGCGGCACGCTCGTCCAGATGTGATAGGTGGCCGAAGAAATCCGATAGATCGCGTGTGAGCCTGAATTGTCGATGAGGCATTGTTCTTCACAGGCGGAATTGTCGTAACCAAGCATCCCGTAGCCGAAGGCATGGACTTCGCCAACGTTCAAAAGTTTCGCGCCGAAGATGCCGCAGTTATTTGCATTGGGAGTGCCACTGAGGGCTATACACTCTTGCCCACCACTAGCGCCGCCGAGAAGATCGAATGCACGCGGCCCTTGATACCAAAGCGCCGTAGGGCCAGCGACAGTAGCGCTCGATCCGCACGCAGTTGGATTGGCGCATGACACCGCATCGGGTGCCCATATCCAGAATGTTTCTGTTCCCGCCCCGCTGTTGGTGCTCGGCCCCGGATTACCCGGACAGTCGGAATCGGCGGCGGGCATGACACGGAATTTTCCGTTGTTCGCAGGGGCGGTGAAGTTGGAATTGTCGATAAATTCCCCACCGCGCAACTCAGCAGTGGTTCCGGCGGTTGAGTTGACCCAAGGAATCGTGACCGCCGCGCAACTGGCATTACCGCCGCTCTGGGGAACAATGGAAAGCGTCGAAATGCTGGAGTTGCCACAGAAATTATCCGTTCCGCCCGTCCCACCTGAACCTGCCGTCCAGCAGCGGGTACCCGAGATCGCATAGAACTGCGAAGCGATGGTGACATTGACTCCGCCGAAGTCAATTACCGACGTATTGGCCTGTATCCACGGAGTTTGCGGATTCAGCGTGCATTTACTCGCAACAGTCCCAACGCAACTGAAAAAGATGCGGCCAAAGAAGGGGGGGTTTACGCTGATGGGCGTAGTCGCAAATGCCCCTGTCGGATCAACCGAACAAGGGTTGCTTCCAAGAGTCAGCACTGCGGAGATATCGGAATGCGGATTCGCCGCTGCCGCCGCTGCTACCTGTACGCAAATGTCGGCCCCTGAGTAGAGATATGCGGGAATGGGGCCAGTGAAGCCAGCCAAGTAAGTCTGACCTGATCCAGTTGCAGATATCCCCTGCCCCAAGGCTGTGGCCGATGGAACTTGAGCCGTATTGGTTAGCGTCACGCTGCCACTTGTTCCGCCTCCAGATAAACCACTCCCAGCCGTTACCCCGGTAATCGTCCCTGACCCTCCACCCCCGCCGCAACTTGAGCCATTCGGCAACACGCAAACGAGTTGGTTCGCAGAGTTAAGGTATTGATACGCCTGATTGATGGCAGGATTCTGCGGAGCCTTAGTCTGCTTATTGAAAAGCATGACTTGAACGTTCGGAGCGATAACAGACTGCGCCATCGCCATAACAGAGAGAAACAGGATTGAGAGTAAGCGTTTCATGCTAGACCAGTATTTTCCCGATGATTTTCGAGCTTCCCGGTGCGGCAATTCCAGAGACAAAGAACCGCAAGAAGTTTGCCCGCACTCCGACGATAATGACTCCCTGAGTCCCCGAAGGCGCTCCGCCAGCAATTGCTGCCACGCCAGAAATCTGCTGATATTCGCTGTCTACGTCAATCGCTGCGCCTTGCAGAACAACCGTTGCCGCTCCGGGGAGAGGAGTAAATGAAACATCGGCGCGAACCGTCTGCCCGTTGTCTGGGCCAACATTAGCTTGCAGTCCGACCGCGATTGATGCGCCAGCAAACAAAGTCTCGCCAAGTTCGATCTGCGGAGCCGTTGCAAGGCCCGGAGAAACCGTGGTGCCGATATTCGAGTTTGCCAACGTAAACTGAATTGTCCCTACGCCGTTTTCCGGGGTGTTGGTGAATGAAACTGCCGAAATGGTCGCATTGGTGACGTTGAAGTAGGCAGGCACCGCACCAGTGATTGAGACTAATTGCCCCGCAACCGGGAGTTGGCCTTCTTTAACAATCACGCCAATCGTGGCAGTGGTTCCGGAAAGTGCAACCGAAGTGATTGTCATGTAAGTCGGTGCAACGATTCGGTTTAAACTACCAAGAAGATAGGTCGGCAAACCTGGAGTCGCCTGCAAAACACTGCGGTTGGCAATATTGATTTGATACGCTGGCATGAAGTGCTCCCTCAGTAAGTGATCGGGAAACCTTAAAAATCTGCCTCTTTGGGGATGTAGATGATCGGCTTCCCTAGTTGCTGGAGTTGTTTACCTGCTCCGGGTTTACGGCTTCGTGCCAAGTCATGCAATTCTTCGCGGGGCACAGATGCCATGTAGCCTTCATTTTCTCCGCCGAAGCCGGGGCGTGGCTCAGGAATGAAGGTTGGGGAATCGGGTACCGACTTGCCGATTGGCCGCGTTTCCCTAGTGCCTATTTTCCCAAGTGCGCTAGGCGTGGATTTCTCAAAATTTTTCATCTGCACTAAGCGATCTGCTGGGAGCGGACGGTATTGTAGTTCGCTTGCTTGCGGAGGCGCTTCTGGCCCTTGAGCAAGGCCGCTGGCAGCATCAATTGCCTGAGCGGGTGGAGTTGGGATTGACCCCAATGCACTTGGGTTGGATTTCAGGCTGGCATTCATGCGCCCGAGTGCGGTTGGAGATTCAGCAGGCGTGCCAATGGTTCCTAATGCGCTCGGATTAGAACGCAGAGAGCGATTCATCGTTTCCGTCGCTGCAACTTCGGCGGGGTCGGCTGGCAACGGAGTGCTCACGCGAGTCCGAATCTTGGAAGCGCGGCCTTCGGATACCGCTTGCGATAGTGGGCTTGGTGCGGCTCTTTCCGGTGGGATGCGTACCGGAATCGGCGCAGCACGGCGCTCCTTGATGGCCTGCGCGACTGGATCAATTGGAGCTTGGTCAGTAACGCGAGTCGGCAACGGAGCAGCCCTCCCTTCCGCCACAGCCTCATTCGTTCTAGAAATCATGCGGCCTAACGGAGAAGATTCGCGCCAGTATTTCGGAGCATCCTTAACTAAACTGAATGGCTTGGTGATGTCAGTGTTGAGCACCATGTTACCCGCAGTTCGCAGGACGCGGCCTACCGGAACATCCTTTGCCGCCCGCGTTACTGGCCCTATGGCTTCAAGCGGAGCTACCGTGCCCGCTGCATTTGCCACTGCACCACCTACATCACCAGTTCCAGCCTGTTCCCCGAGCTTTGCAGCCCACGGCCCAACTAGCGGAACCGCCGATGCTAGAACATGACCATAGCCCGACATTTTGTTCCCAGAAGAGAAGTCTTTCCCGGCTTTTCGCACTTCTTCTTCGGCGGGTTGAATTGCGAACTTGTTCAGCGTCGAATCTTTGCCCGTAAACCAATTGGGATTGTTTACTAAATCCTCTCCGACTCCATATGCGCCTTTAACTAGTCCCTTTACTCCTTCTCCGAAATTGGAGAGCATATTTCCCGGAGTGAATCCGTAGTTCTTCGGCAGTTCCTTTGGCTGATCGGCCATCGGCGCTTTAGTTACATGCGCTAAGAAGTTCGCTTGATCTTCTGGATTCAGTCCTGAAAATGCCGGACTGTGCGCCTGCAAAAAACGGGTCTGGTCATTGGGATTGAGACCCAAGAATGCTTTGCTGTTTTGCAGATCATTGGCGGAGAGGTCAGCCATTAGTGTTTAACCTGAGAGTTTTTCCATTTGTTTACCAGATCATCGAGGCTTCCGCCAGATGGAGTGTTCGCGGGTGCCCCACCCCCTCCCGGCTCGTTGCCCATCGCTCCCATACGCTCCATCCACGGTTTGATGTGGTTGATTGTGGCAATCAAGTTCTCAGGAGTCTGCTTTGGCGCATTGATGGCGCGGTCAAATTCTTCGCGGAGATTTTCCGGCAATCGGCCTCGCGCATGAGCCAAGGCAACCGCCGCAGAAAGCATCATCAAGTCAGCACGAAGCCCGGCGAATTGCGGGTTGTCCATACCGATCTTGCCCTGCATAAAGTCATTCCACCGTCCCGCTACAGGGCCGAGGCTATCTTTTAGCGTAGTAATTTCATTGATGACATCCGGGATGCCCTGTGCTGCGACTTGCGCCTGTGCTGCCACGTTCCTCATCTGGGTTGTCGGCCTGCCCTCAGTGGCGAAGCCTGACACGGTTTGCGTGCCGGGTGCCAACTGCGTTCCGGGGCGGGCTACTTCCGCCTGTCCGCTAGGTGTGATGACCATGACTTGCGGCGGTCGCTGCGGAGCTTGTTCAGCCTTGGCCCATTCTGCCCTCGCCAGCGCACGATTATGCGAGGTATCTGGGTAATGGTTATCTTTTAGCCAACTAGAATAGAATTGCTCGAAATCGTTGGCAGTCTTCGGTTGAGATTCTTTTTGGAGGCTCGTGATCGTATCCGCAAGCTGCTTTACCTTGGGGTCTTGATTAGGATCGACTCCGCGCTTCACCGCATCTTGAACTGCGGCGGAATACTGATCTTGAACCGTCTTTAGTTGTGGGTTTTCCAGATTCTTGGTTTCCTGTTTAGTCTTTTCGGTAGTGGCTTCGCGCTCTGGAACTTCAGCCTCAGTCGCGGCGGTAGTAGTGGCTTCCTGTCCAAGCTTAGTGCCTTGTTCTTCTTCCTTTGCACCACCCGCTGCCTTAGCGTTTAGATTCGCTTGTGTGCCGGGAATGTCATGCATCAAGTTAGGGACTAGCGCATCACCTGCAACGTTGCCGATCTCTCCGAAGGCATGACCTATTTTGCCAAAGACTCCGGGGTGATTGCCTATTGTTCCCCACGGTGTAGATTGCAAATAATGCGCCTTTTGTTCGCGCAACACTCCTTCTGCGGTGCTGAGCGCCCCGATTTTCTTCGTATAATCCGGGTCGCGCCAATCCAAGCCGACCATTGAACCCCGTAATGCAGCCTCTTTCTCTCCAAAATTACGCAGCGTATTCTGTCTATCTTGGTGTGCCCTAAACTCTTCTTCCGCCTTCGGGTTTTCAGCAAGATGCTCCGCCTGTCCCATCTTTTGAGTGGGAATCTCCTGTCCGGGAGGTACCTCGGTTCCAAGCACGGAACCGGGGAGAGCAGGAGCGGCAGCAGGCGGAGGCGTCTCGGGGCCAACGGCAACGTCGGGGGGAATGGCTTCAGGTTCACGACTCGTTCGCAAATCAGTAAGAGCGGTTTTGTCTCCGGGGGCTTCGGCGGCGACACGCATCCCTTTTGCTGGTTTGCCTGTATCCATGCGGACAAGTCCCGGCTCTACCGCAGAGGGCAGTTTAGGGTAGCCTTCGTCGTCTTTCTTTTTGTCGTCGTCTGTCATCTGTCCATCTACTGTTTGGGCTGGAAAGCCTTGACCAAATTCGCTCCTGTATCAACCGCACCAAGAAGATTCTGAAACCATCCTGATTTACCAGCCTGAATCTGGTCGTTGATGTCCTGACTTTGAATGCCCATCGCTTTCAGTTGAGCGCCAGTATCGACTCCATAAAGCCCTGCCATCCCTTCAGCGCCTTCCTGATTCAAAGCCTTTGCGCCCATGATGTCTTCGTTGCCGACTCCAAGGTTTGCTCGGCTCATCGTGGCGGCGCGGTCTCTTGCATTCTGATCGAGCGCAGAAGAAAATCCTGAAGTGTTGCGCGTTCTTGCGTCCTGAGAAGCCGCCTCACCCATTGCTGAGGCACCTGTACCGCCAGTGGCGCTTCCTGCGTAATTCAGCATCTCGCCCAACTGCGAGGGGTCGAAGGTGTGCTTCGCGTTCATCTCCGACTTGTAGAACGGAGTTAATTGAGAGCGTTCATTGGCTGCGTTAGAGCCTTCTTGCGATGCCACTCCGCCAGCGGTACTCTCGGCATTTTGGGCTTCTGAAGTGGCAGAGCGGTCACAGAGTTCCAGAGGGCCAGAATAATCATGCCATTCATGTTCTAAAACGTTGCCTTCAATATCCCATACAATCCGTGTCGTTACCCGCATTCAGCAGGCTCCTTCGTCATGCGTGACCAACTGTGAAACCCATCCCGATCCCTGCTGAATCCCAGCGACTTGAGGCGCTTTGCGAAACTCTTTTCGATCACGACTGGCACCCAACAAACGCACTGATCCACACCTTTTTCCCAGTACGCTTCTTCCATGAACGCCTCGTTTAATTGCTGTACGGCAGCCCATCGCTGCTCGGGATTCGCGTTGTCGTGTGATACCCATAGATACAGTTCGGTCTCGATTTTTCCCGCTACGATAGCCACAACTTCGCCATCAACTTCGACGACTTTCTTGATAATGAAAAGCGGAGAGAAGAGGTCTGGGAACTTGAAATTAAAATGATTGGCCTCATGTATCTCCTTTGCTTTCTCTATGTCAGAGGAAGCAAAATCCCTTACGTGGACGTTTTCCATGAGACTCCTGACATTGCTTGTAAAACTAAACAGTCCTTTTCGGGCCTCCGACCGCGCCTCTTGACTGCACCAACCCAATTCCCTGCCCACCTTGCCCCGGCTTGGCCGTACCCGCCGCCTGCGAAGGTAAAAGCGTCATTGCGGTTAGTCCACTAAGCACAATCTTGGTTGGCCCTTGCGATCCGCCAAATACCGTTGGCTCCGAAGGGAGGCTTCCGTGATACTGCACGATCCCACGAAGATAATAAGTAACCGGAAGCGGGGTTGAATCATTTGTCGGCAGAGTCACAAATCCGGAACGGCTTGCACCCGTATCGACGGGATGCGGTGCCGAGAAATTAGGGTCATTGGCCGAGATTTCCGTGATGTACTGAACCCCCCTTTGGAGAGGGACATTATGGGTATGCACAAAATGAACTATTTCGCCCGGAACTGTGAGCGTATTGGTTGCGGAATCGTAAGCTCCCGCCACTTGGGTGTTATTTATCGGCGGCGGGGCAGGGATGCTCCCAAACACCCCCACAGCCGCGCTCTGTGCCACCCTGTTGATGCCGTTGACCATCCGCCGCAGTAATGAGCCTAGAAGTGGCTGATCCTGCTCCACCATCGCTAGTTCGCGGCTTCCGTCGATGTAGTTGCCTTGGGGAATAAATCACCTCCTTGAAGCGTGCGCGAATTTATTGGGCGGAGCGTCGTAAATGCCGTTGGCCGCGTCATCGTGGTACTGTTGGCCGTAAACGTCGGCGTCGTCCGGATTGGCGAATTTTCCCATGTGTTGCCCAGTTGACATGTAATGCCGCCACGCCTGATCGCTGGAATGTAGTTGGCCATTGTAGATTCGCGGATATAAAACTTCCATTCCGCTAGGGTCTTCGCGGCTCTCCGAATAAACTGTCCCGTAACTTCCGGGTGCGCCTACGCGGGAACTATTCCATGTGGACATATCCTTGCCGCCAACGGGAACGCGAGGCCGACCATACAACTCAATCGTTGGCGGAACGACTGGCCCTCCCATGCGAGGAGAGCGCGATTGCGCCGAGGTTCCGATACGGCCAAACCCTAAATCATCGTCAAGTGGCATAGGTTACCCCGCATTCGGATTAAGCGCATTCAGTTGATCCGCCGCACCGACCAGAATCAGCTTGCTGAGATTGAATGCCGCCCCGAGTGCAAACGTTGAATACACGACAAAGACTCTATTCCCGGCAATGTTCAGCGGGCGGATAATATCGTCAATCGGAGTCTGCTGAAGCGTGATCCCGCCGGGAACCGTCCACGCGCTTGTATTAAACGCCAGACTCTTGGGATTCAGGATGAAGTTCGGGTAAACCTTGACATTGCAAAGTCCTGATCCTGAGACCAATTGCTGCAACAGCGAATACCGCTTTCGGTGGAAACCTAACAACGGGTTTTGCGATGCTTTCGCGGAATTCACGAACCCGAACGTTGAATAAACGCTGTCAATCGGCGTGCCATCATCCCCGAGGGACGACGCGCTCATTTGGTAGATTTTGCCACTGCCGTTTCCGTTACAGAACGTTAATTGCTCAGAAATATAGTCGATGTCGGTAATCAGTCCAGCATAGGGAGATGCGATGTTCCACAAACTGCATTTCAGCCTCATGTCTGTGGACATCAACGTCCCGAACATGGTGGTATGGACTGCCCGCCCGCTAATCAGTTCTTGGAAGTCATCCAATCCTTGATAATTCCACATGATGACTACGTTAGGGGTAGTCGGCGCGGCGTTCACTGGAGCCAGCGGTAGCCATTTATTCGGCGTAGGTAAAGGAATTCCGCAGACTAGGCGGCGATTGGCTAAGTCGTTTCTTAACCAAATGCTGTGCCCAGCATTCCAGTTGATTGATTCCCAGATTTCTTTCTGCTGAAAGTCAATCCTGATCGGCTGACCGCCATTGAACCCAAACACTCCATTCCGGCAGGCGGTGACAACCCATTCCTCGCCGTAATCGTAGGAATGGATGCCAACTGCCCCGACGCGGTTAGAGACCTCACGCAGCGACCATCCTCCGCCAGGGCCGCTAGGTTCAACTCCGGGAATGTCTTGAGTGACCTGCATCGAAGACGATTGCAAGAAGTAAAGCTGGTCATGCAGTTCAAACGCTCCAAAAGCAGTCTGGGTATTATGCGAAGCCAGCCCAAGATTTCCCGTTACTCCGTCGAAGGCTTCAAAATTATCCGCATACGAGACTCGGATGTTGGTCGAAAGCACAGGTTGTGCGGTCGGGAAAATCTCGATGCGATCTATTTCAACATCGTTTGAGTAGCCGATATTCTGCGCCCACAAGCGAAGCAACAGGCCTACCGGAACCCCTTGCGTGAATGGGCTTGTCAGCAATGTTCCTGTATAGGTCATCATCGTTTGCGTCATTGAGGCAAACGGCAGCACGAATGACCCGTAAGTCGCTCCGTATCCGGAGACTGTTCCTGTACCTGAAATCAATCCTGTATTGAATTCGGTGAGATCGACAATGAGAGACCCTACGGCTCCGCCGCTGGGAACTCTGGCTGTAACCCTCACTGAGTACAAAACGTTCGGGAGGATGATGGGAACGTTATAAGCGTCCTGATAGGCGTTCTGCACGATCATCCCAAGACTCGCCTGAGTAGCCCCTAGCAGGTTTTGGATGTAGTACGAATTGCCAAATACGGGCGAGATCAGCAAAGTCGCGCCAATATTGATCGGGGTTGCAATTCCGGAATCAGACGTATTGCCTTGATTGGCATGGGTAAAGCTTGTGCAGACAGCCTGAAACGATGATGTTCCTGCCACGGTGATGGTAAAGACCAGACCATCGAGCAATAAGCCAGTCGTCGTGCCCAGTCCGGAGATTGCTACCTGCTGGCCTTTGACAAAAACGTTTGTTGCGACAAACGTAACAATCGAGACCCCGGCGACGTTAGTTATCGAAAATGCGGTGATCGAAACTGGATTCCCGGCATTGATGTTTGAGGCTGCGTCAATCCCCCACCCTAGCGGGGCCAGATTGCTGCCAGCGTTGGGTATGTATCCGCCATCAAAAGTCAGGTTATTGAAGTTGTTGATTTTGTTCAGTTCTCCGCCATAAAACATGCGGTCGGCGTAGGGGATGCACCATGCCACTTCGCCAAGCTCGATCTGGTTGAAAAGATCGTTGCCCTGAACGTCAATTTCCTCTCCCGATAAAAGAACCGCATCCGTGAAGGTGAACTTCGCGCTGGTGGTTATGTTGTCGTCTACATAGGTTGCCGAGTACAGGTAGTTTTGATTTAAGACCTGAAACGATACCGGAGTGTCGATGGTGTAGAAAAACGGCCCCGGAATTCCGTTTGGCCCAGCCCCGGTGAAAGCAATCCATCGCCTGATTACGTCGGGCGGCCCAATCGGAATATTGGAAGCGTAAATGTAGGTCGATACTCCGGTAGTGGTGAAAGTTACGGGCGCAGAGCAGGCAGTCTTGAAACCATTGCGAGTCTCAAAGAATACAACCGCTTGCCGGGTTCCGGGAGCGATAGAAGTGAAAGCGCCAGCGATAGTGACCAAGCCTGTGCCGCCATCGTTTCCAAAGATAGGATTAGAGCCTGGATTCCCAAAAGAAACCGCGCCGGGATCAAAAGTGAATACCAACCCACTGGTCTGGGCCTGCCCGTTTTCACTGGAATCGAGCGCGATATTTTGATTTGTCTGCCCCAGCGCATCAATCGTGAAAGTACCCGATGTATTAGTGCCGGAAACGTTTGCAATCGACGCATCGACGACATTGAAGATTCCGTTGCCGTTAAGGGTCTGAATGACGGTTACCAGATCGCCAATCTGCGGGATGATGGCTCGACCTTGACCGCTCCATGTATAGCCGTAAATCGCGTTACCGTTTGTCATCTGGGTTGAACTGATTTCATATACCCCAGACAGTAATGCGTCTGTGACAGCCCAATTTGAATTCCATCCAGCAGGCGTTGCTCCCGTAATGGTTACCTGATCTCCGGTCTCAAGATTCGGGATTGGGTCTTTCAGCACCGCAGTAGCTAGGGTCTGTTGATAGAACCCCGGTGCGTTGTCAGGGCCGCCGTAGAAATAGTAAGCAGATGCCGCTGCCTGAAATGTGAAGTAGTAAAAACTCTCTCCACCTGAGCCGGGAGCGTGCCCAAATCCCACAGAGGTCAATAACTGCGTGCCATATCCAAACGGAGCGTTGGTGATGTAAACGTACAGACTGCCTAGCGTGTTGAAGGCAGTCACTAGAGCCTGATCTACGATGGTCGAATAGTAAACCGTGATTACGTTGCCGGGAGTCTGCGAGTTTGGCCCCGATGACCACAGCAATGCCGCAAAGTGTCCGGGGTCGTTTGGATCGGACATCTGCGCGGGTTGAGAGATGGAAGCAAGCGGGTAAGTATATTGCGGAGTGGCGATTCCACTATCGGACGGCCCTGAATAGCCAGTAAATGCGATCTGGAACTGAGTTCCCGATAATCCCGTCCCTAAGACGTTAAACGCCTTGCCGTTGAAAAATGTGGATACGGCGAATCCTGACAGCACCACAATCTCGCCAGCAGTTAGGGCGTTATTCCCCTGAAAGGTAACAATTGAACCCGAGCCAACCCAGCTTGCGATTGTGACCTGCGTTGCGGATGAAGACACCGACCCCGTAAACGATGGCGGAGCGCCGGGACCGACCTGAGACACCCGATCAAGCGTGTACTGGCCGATGGCAGGCTGGGGATTATATTGTCGGGGAATATCGACTCCCTTGACCTGATCGCTGAAGCACATGTACTCCACATCGTCCATTGTCTGTGAGTCCATGAACGAGCCGGGAGCAACAGTAGGAGCCAAAGGTTCCAAGATGTGCGGTAGACCGATAACCTGTTCGCTCCAGATTGTTCCTCCCGCATCGAGAGCGACTGTGTAGAGAGTCCCGCTATCCAGTGGGAAGGATTTAATGAAGTTGAAATTGAAAGTCTGGGTAGGAGGAATGCAGAGACCGACCAGCGACTCCCGGACTAACTGAACTGCTCTAGCGTGTGTAACCTGATTGATTTGGGATTCGCGGAGAAGTTGGTCTACCCTTGCGTTGGTAGTTTGCTTGATCGGGGCTTCACGAACGAGTTGGTCTGTTCGGGCATTCGACATTGGCTAGACATTCACGGATAGTCCGATTTCACAGCCTCCAGCGACAGAAGCGGGTTCAGTGACCCACATGGCTCCAGTGTTTGGGTCGATAGTCGAGACTTGGTTGTAATAGGCGTAGGACTGCGAGAGATTGACGCTGTTGCCGCCGACCTGATCGACGTTGTTGTTGCGATAGATAGCCACAATCCCGCGAGTTCCAGCCGCGTCTTCCTCCGCCATAAACCACGTATTCAATGCAAAACATTGAGTTGCACTGAGAGTTGGGAACGTCAGGGACATTCTGGCGTTGAGTGTGGCTGAAGAATTGTAATCTGCTGTGTTCGGCCCGATGTTAGCGCAGTTGCCGTAATCTGTCCCTTGCGGAGTGGTAAATGCCCAAGCATTCAATCCGCCCGTCGCAGAGTCGCCTGTCGGTACATCGGTCTGGATGCGCGTGTTTCCAAGAAAAGCATTCAGCGGTGCCGCACCCGTCAAATCAAGCATGTAGAAATCGTCGAAGTAAACGCTGATATTAGTGTTTTGGCTCCCGATGTAGACTTGGTTGACTGACGCAAAAGACGAATTAACGGTCAGGATGACATTCGTATTCAGTCGAACGATCACCTGTGTCGCAGAGAAAGAAATCTCATACAGATTGTAAGTCGATGGCACAACGGTGTTCTGGGCCGTCAGACTGCCTATCTGACTGCTGGCGTTTCCGTTCAGCAACCCCCCTGCGGCATAAGCTCCCAACTGCCCCAAATTGTTGTAGCCGAGCGTGAGAATCGTTGAAGTAGACGAAGCTAGCGTAAGGAAACTCTGAATATTGGTCGAGCTTGGCAATGTCGGCGTCCAGAATGCAAACGCAACGATCATCGAAGAAAGGTTTGTGCCTAGCGTTCTGCCAAGGTAGGCGTTCTGGGAGCAGTTCAGCCCCTTACCAGTGAATCTCGCCCAAGAAGGATTTGCTGAGATTCCAAACCCGCCACCGTTAAACTGATCCCACATACCAGCAATTGAGCCGGAGGTTAAATTCCCGGTTGCCAGCATGTCGAAGCCGCAAGTCCAGAGGCCGTTTTGGAAGACTGACGCCATAGTTTACAAATCCGATCCGCAGAGCGCGTAAGCAGAAACCAATCCCGCCCGCGTGAAAACCGATCCAATGATGAAATCGCAGTCCTGACACCACGGAGATGAGCCTTCGGGCAGGCTTTCGGGGTCTGCCTGAGTTATCAGACCCCCAAAAGCATCGAGAAAGACGCTCTGTTTTGCCTGTACCGTGTGCGACATTAGTTATTCTTTGTGAACCACGCTTCAAATTGGATCACGTCGTTGATGATGTACTGCGGGATGACGGCTCCGCCGTATTCAATCAGCGGCCCGGATGAGTTCGAGGAAGCATCCGCAGAGATATAGGCGTGCAGATTCCCGAACACGTTGTCCCAGATGTAGACGATTCCAGACGGAGGCGATGCGGCAGAGTGAACGTCAACGTTGATTGGAGTAATACTTCCTGTCGATGACGGCGTGGTGCTTCCGGGAGGGATGGCCTTGAGTCCTTCGATGTTCGCCCAGCTAAGCGGCCAGCCAGTCCCATTCGGCCCCGAAGGATAATGCCCTTGGGTAACGCTGATGGTGCCACGCAAAACCTCGCAACGTTGAGTGTTATCTACGCCTTTCGGGTAGGGAAATACGGTGATTGTCGCGGTAGAATCGGCCATTTTGGATACGCCTCCTCAGCGTAATCGTTAAGGGTTCCCGTCTTCTCGGCGGGTTACATTGATTGTTGAAAAACCTAGAAAGTATTGGTTGTTCCCGCGTTTGAGGTGGTTCCGGCCCCGGCAGGATAGGGTTCGCGGTGATATTCAATCGTCTGGGCGCGACGGATGATTTCCAGCTTCAAATCCGACAAAGCGGCTTCGGCGTTGGCCTTCAAATCTGCCACGGGAGGAGTCATGCCGGAAATGGCCGAGGAAATCTTGTAAGCGGTCTTATAGGCCAGAACATCTTCGCAGTCCATGATCGGGACGTAGGTATTGGGGAAGTTGACCGGAGAGACGAACTGCGTCAGTGCAGCCTTGTAGCGGATTCTGATAGTTATGGGCGCGATGGAGCCTACAAAGAACAGGGCGTCCCCGCCACCTGCTCCCGGCGTAAAACTGGCCCCACCACGCCATTCCCACACACCTAAACGAGTGCTCTGTTGAAGTGGCGAGGGAAGTCCTGCCTGCGGCTGAAACATTGGCACAAAGGGTAGTCCGGAGCCTGTTTGCTGCTCCCAGAGAAATTCAGGGAAAAGCAGGTCGCCGGGAAGTACAGGGGAAGGCTGTAAGGTAAGGCCATCGAAATATCCCTGCTGGGAAAGATATGTTTGAACGTTTGGCCCTGTCGCCCCGTTTGCTGGAAGATTTATAAGTACGTTATCGCGGATCAGGGATGGAGAGCCAACGTTGCGGAGTTGACGGTAGAGTTCACGAATTGAGGCATTGAGCGCCGGAAGGGTTTGCGGAGATGTGTCTGTAGTGATCTGACCTTCTCCGGGGGTATTTGTCGCACCTGCAAGCCAGTCATTCTGATAGACTCTGACCAAATTCATAATGACTTCTAGCGAAGGGTATGTACCAGTCAGAGTTCCCACATTGCCTCCAAAATTTCGGCCCTCTTTATCGTCCTGCCGTCTGACCCGTTTTAGGGCTAGGTAAGAGCCGTTTCCGGCTCCGGCATCGTTGCCGGGTGCGCCGCTTAGGGCCAGTTCACGGTTCTTCGGACGTTAAAGATGTTTCATCTGGCGCTATCCTCCGAGCTTAGTCGGCGGAGTCTCAATCGACCTTTCGGCCCACGAAGTTTTCACGCCAGAAGATCGTTTACGAAGGTTTTTCGCCCTTAGTCCACCAGTCAAAGCCAGCCTCTTTCGCTTCGGCTTTGGTCTTGACGCCAGCCTGCACCGCCGCCTGCCAACCCGCAACAGAAGGCTCGACGCAGATAAAGCCAAGTTCTTTGTTGACGTGGAACTTCCGGCCAAAAGGCTTCTGCTCTCCGCAATTCGGACACTCCTCTGGGCGAGTACCCTTCCGCCGCCAAGTGAACGATTCGCCAAAGTATTCGGCCATGTACGCAAAATCAGGGTTCGACCCCAATTCTTCATTCAGTTGGGCCTTATTGGTCACTTCAAGGGTCTGCGCCCGCGTCCGAAGTCCGTTGTAATACGCTTCCATGCGGTCGTAGGCTGCGCGAACGTCCTGAATAGTCGGAGGGTTCGTCAGGGCGAAAAACACGCCCTTTTGCGAGAGATTGTTGCCGACTGAGAACACGTCTTTGTCGGGGATGATCGTGTTCAAATCCAAGGACTTATTGTCTGGATTTACGATGTCCATGACGTAACGTCTTGCATCCACGCGAATTTGTCCGATTTCAGAGGTTTGGCTGTCAAATTTCGGCATCAGCATGGGTTGCGGAAATGATGTGACGTAGTGGTATTTTTCGTTGGCCTTCATTCCCGGCAAATACGGGTCGGTATCGGTCACGCCGGGGATATTGACTACTTCGTAAGGGCCAGCTTTGGGGAAAGTGCGTGCGGAAACGTTGTACAGGTAGACATGGTATTCAGCGATGTGGCGAGGTTGCCATTCCATCCCGCTATATGCGGTATTTCCCCCAAGGGCGGTGGTATTGGTGGATACTGCTTTACCTTCGTCGGCAAGACCTACGGTAACTGGCATAGATGAGACTCCTTCTCATCTATGATTGAGAAACTACCGAATCTGAAGCCCCGTCTTGAAGGATTTAGCGGCGTTTGCGGCTTGCGCCCACGTTCTTTGCAATTCCGCCATCTTTTTGTCGATCACGGTTGACCGGATGCCCTGCCGACCATAGGAAACCGCCCCAGTGAACGGCAAAGCCTTATCCCGCAGATGACGCTCAATCTCCGCAACTTTCTCGTCTTCATCGCGCTTGCGGGCTTGGATATAGGCTTCCTTGCGCTTCTCCATTGAAATTTCCTTGGCCTTTACGATGATCGGAATCACCAACTCGAAAGTCCAAGTAGAGAGCGGCATGGTGTGGAATGAAAGTTTACCGTCTTCCATCTCGTGCCAGCGCAAATTATAGAGAAGTTCGACCCTGCCAGAATACGGGAATTCGCCCAATTGCTGAAGGCCGGTCGCTTCATCTAGATACTGGACATAGTACGACTCGGGAGTTCCGTATTCGATTGCCTCGTGAAATTGTCCCAAGCACCAACAAGGCTCCCCGCTGCCACGTAAAATGTCCCGGTAACCTTCAAAATGAGCTTCATCGACTGACCAACTTCCGCCCGAGCGGAACGATCCGTGGCCGTGACCATATTGTCCCCACCAGATGACGAAATTTGGCTCGTCATAGCGATTTACGCCGCCTAGTTGAGTCAGTAATCGCTGAAACTCCCCTGGAGGCATGTCGCGTTCGTAGCCGATTCTGCGCCAAGTCATTTCGGTCGTTCCTGTGCCACGAGGCAATGGGTTATGAGCATTAACGCTGACACGCTTGCTGCGCTCTCCAATGCCACTCTAACAACCCGCAAGGGGTCGAGTACGCCTTGCTCCACCAAATCGCCAAACTCGCGTGTACGGGCATTCCAGCCGTAATTCGCGTTGGCAGAAAATTCTCCCTCAAGCTTTGGCGTCCCCTCTATCCGATAGAAACCGCCGGGTATATTTGATTGCTTGAGTGATTCAGCGTCTATCTTACAGCCGTTCCAAATAGCAGGCGCATTAGTTACACCCTTTAGAATGAAATCCGGAGACTCCCCGCCATTTTCAGCTAAGGTTCGCAATGGGGCAGAGCAGGCTTTTTTGATAATCTGAGCGCCGATCTTTTCGTCGCCCTCTAGTTCTAGGGCCACGAAAGCCGCCGCTTCCCATGCTCGAAGGAGTGCAATCCCGCCTCCAACTAGAACCCCTTCGTCTTTGGCGCACTTTGCCGCAAGCATGGCATCCTCTACTCGCTCTTTTCGGGCGTTCATCTCAAGTTCCGTAGCCGCCCCGACTTTGATAACGGCAATTCCTCCGGCAAGTCGAGCCAATCTGCCCTGTAACCTGAGTCTCTGCGCTTCGTCGGTCGCTTCCGTGACCTGATTCCGCAATTCTGCGAGGCGTTTATTGAGAAACTGGTTCTCTCCGACATCGGCAATCATGGTGGTCGATAAAGGTTTGACCACTACCCGCTTGGCGTGGCCGAAGTGTTCAACCCGAATGTCTTTTGCCTTGAGTCCCGACATTTCGGTAATGACTTTTGCTCCAGTCATGGCCGCGATGTCTTGCAGGTGATCGAATCCTCCCGGAGTTTTGACCGCACAGGCTTTCAGGAGTTTCCGCTCTGAGTTAACCGCCAGAATCGCTAAAGCTTCGTCGGTAACGTCTTCTGCGATGACCAGAAGCGATTTGCCTTCCTGTGCCAACTGTTGAATGACTGGAAGCATGTCCTTAATGGTGACCAGCTTCTTTTCATGCAACAGCACCGCAACGTCTTCCAAGATGCACTCATTACGCTCCGGATTATTGACGAAATAAGGCGAAAGGAATCCGGTTGAGAATTGCAGACCATCAACGATTTCAAGTGAAGATTCCGGCTTGCGGCTGATCTCGACGGTGACTACTCCGTCATCCCCGGCTTTTTCCATTGCAGTTGCGATGAGGTTTCCGAGGTACTCGTCGTTGTTGGCGGAGATAGTGGCAACTTGACGCAGCATATCTCCAGAGACTTCTATTGCCATCCGGTTGAGGGATTCCACGACAGCCACGGTAGCTCGTTCGATACCACGCTTAAGTGCGACCGGATTAGCGCCAACTGTGATGGCTTTAAGCCCTTCGGAGAAGATAGCTTGAGCAAGCAGAGTTGCAGTAGTAGTTCCATCCCCTGATGAATCGACTGCTTCACGCGCTACCCCCTTCAAAAGATTTACGCCCATATTCTCGTGCGGGTCGTTTGCTTCGATCTGGTTAGCTACAGTTACACCGTCACGCGAGGAAACTGAAAGATTGTCGCCAAAGCGTTCATAAATGCAGTTGTTCCCATCGGGGCCGAGGGTACGCTTGACCGCATTTGCGATCAAATCAACGCCTTTGAGGAGTTTGGTGCGGGCTTCAGGGCCAGAGACGATCAGTTTAGGCATGGTCACCGCCTACACATCCCGCCGTTATGCAATCGTGGTGCTCCAAGTGTGGCCGCTTCGCCTTCAACGGCCTTACTCCGCGAAGGTCTTGTAGCCGCACAATGAAATACTCCCCATCTGGGAAGTCTTGGTCTTTTGAGACTTCGTACTTCTCCGCCGTGTGCTCTCCGTAGCGCACAATGTCTCCAACTTTGATAAACCGCTCCATCGGGAACCACTGATTGCCGAGCACCACTCCGTCGCCAGCGCAAACCACTGTTCCAATGGCCTCCGGTTCGCGGTATTTATCAGGAATGGCAAACGCGCTCGGCTCCCGCACAGATTCAATCCGCCGCAGCAAAAGCCTGTCTAGAATGGTTTTAAATGGTTCGTACTCTTGAACTTCTCGGGATGGGCGCAGATCGACTACTTCAGGTTCCATTGAGACTCCTTTTTCGGATGAATTATACCCCGACTGCCATAAGACAATCGGGGCATTGGTTTACTTTTCGATTTCACGGATGAAGTCTACGCACGCCTCACTCCAGCCGTCGATATGCGTCCATTTCCCGTAGCCGATCCCGTTCTGATAGGGAGCGACGTTGATGAAGTATCCCTTACCGCTCGACAGAGGGATTCCAGAGCCATCCGCAGCCTGTTCATCCGTAATCACGACTAAGCGGTCATAGCGTTCTCGCTGGTTAATGAGATCAACCGCCTGCCGCGTGCAAGTGCTCGAATGTGGCTGACTGTTCACGATAGCGTCCCGCAAGGCAAACCCTCGCCGCGAGGGAATCAGCACAGCCTTGTCGCTGAAGGTGTAAACCACGGCCTCTTGGCATACCTCCCGCAGCAACATTGCCACTCCGCAAGCGGCGTCCATTCGGGAAATCTCGGACTTGCCAGACACCGCACCACTCATCGAGCCTGAGACATCCAACAGTAGTACCGTCTTGCCGCCGATATTCTCCTGCTCTCCGAGGCACTTCAGCATCGCCTGCTCCAACTCAGGTTCTAGCTTAGGAGCGTAACGCGCCGCCGAGATGAAGCGAAACGGCAATACCCGATCCACTTTCATCTTCAGTAATCCTTCGCGGATAGCATCCATTGAAACTCCCGCCTCCTGCATGTTCCGCAGATTGCGAAGCAGCGCCAAGGCTCCGAGTTTGTTCTCCGCCAGCAAACCTTCCCAATGGGCCTTTTTGTCCTCTTCGGACTTTTTGCCTTCACCCGCCGAGAGCTTAACCTCCCAAGTCTCCGGTGCAGGCAAAGTCCCATCAACCAACTGCTTCCAGACGGCCTCCTGCTCTTTGTTCTTGGGTTTGGCGTGGCAGAGAAACAGTACGTCCCGCAACTTCACCGCATTGTCGCGGTTGTACTTCGCCAAGTCGTATGCCGAGAACTTCTGAAACGCCGAAGCCAGTCCCTTTTTGACCTGCGCCGAAAGGGTCTTTTTCCCTGGCTGGTCTTTCCAGTAAAGCGCAACAAACTCAGAAAGTTCGTCGGCCCGTTGAATGACAGCCGCCAAAGTCTCCGATACAAGTCCGGCCTCTGCATCTTTTCGCCGTGCCAGTTCCCGCACAAGAAATAACGGCATGTGGCGAAGTTTCTGCTTCTCTCGGCACTCAACTGCAAGTAGAGCGATCTTTTCGGCTGAGACGTTCTTAGTCGCCTCAAGGATGGATTCCGCAATCGACTTGCCGTCAACGTAGAACGTATCTTCAAACAGCATGGTTGAGAGTGTCAGGCGCCGAAGCTGTAGCTCGGAGTTGATCCGAGTAGCGACTGCGCCTTCATGGGTTAATACTGGAGTGGATTTGACTTTCAGGTTGGAACGCATACTACCTCCGCCAAAGGCTGGTTGCCTTGGAATTTTGTGCCGGGAATAAACGATGCAGGTGCTTTTATGGCTTCTGCTCTACCAGTTGAGCTACTGTCCAATTTCTAAGGTTGGGCAGGATGGACTCGAACCATCATCCAAAGCTCCCGAAGTATCCCACATCTTCGCCACGGCAACTTTGATCTCGGGGAACACGCGACAAGGGGTCTGGGCTTTCGCCCGTTCATAGGCAATGAAGGAACCCTCGTCTATCGCCACCGAGAACTTTAATCCAGGGAACAAGCGCCAAGAGAGAGTTTTCATTTCGAGTGAAGTATCTCTCAGCTACGCCACCGGAATCTTATGTCTTATTGCGGGCGTCAATCGCTTCTTTGACCAAGGCCGTCAGCATATTCGCCACACTCGGCCTAGTCTCCTTTTTCGCCAGTTCCGCAGCCATGCGGTAATAATCCAGCGGAAGCCTTACAAACGTCACCCGCGTACTCTGTTTCGCCACGCCTGCAAATTTACAACGAAGTGACAGGGTTGTCAAGGTTTATTACATCGTATGATTTTAGATACGCCAGCGCCCGCTCTGCCCATGTGCCTGAGTGGGCAATATATTCGCCTTCGGCTAGGAACATCTCGAATTGCCCTAGCCTATGATTGCACCTTAAGCACAAAAGACCACGGACGCACTTGCCGCAAGATTTACGTTTATGGCCCGGACAACAAATATGGCTGTGGTCGATACAGAGGCGAATGTACTTTTTGCTGCATACCGTCGCAGGGCACAGAGCGCAATGAAGCCCTTGCTGTTCAAGTTTGGCAGCATACCAGCCCCTAGGGACTCGATACTTGAGCGCATTGCCGTCTTTTTTGTATAGCTCCAAATCTCGTAGACGTGCTCCGGATCGGCAAATTTTGCATCCCTTGTCGAATCCTGATGGTTGTTCAAATTGTTTGTGCCAACCGCACCACTTAAACCCCTTGCGGCGATAAGCGATCTGTTCTTCTTTGGAAAATCCGTACTGATAGAGCTTGCTATTGAAGAGATGGGGTACGCCCTTGCCAGCGCGACCCCCGATTGCATTGGTGATTCGATTCGCCATTTGAGACTCCTTTGTATTTGGTGTATTTATGATACCAGAACATGGAGATATAGCAAGCAAGAAAAATCCCCGACTCGCGCCGGGGATTAAAGTCAGCTAAATTGTTTATTTACAACTAGATGACCGGCTGTGTTGCATTAGAAATATAAATCCCAGACCGGGGGGCACTATCAACTAAGTTCCACGATGATACATAAGCGAACATGTGAGAACTTAGGTAACTGTTACTCCCAGAAGGAGATACAGGGATATCGGGTACGGGCACCACGATCTGGCCTCCACCGAAATCGTACAATTCCAGCGGAGCGAGTTCGCCCATGTACCAGTTGTCCATGACGAGGCCGTCGATGCGACCGGGGGTAGCAGTCCAAGAGATGTGGAGTTTGCGACCGCCGAACTCATCCTGAAAGTTTTTGTAGGCCATGTCCTGCGTGGCTTCGCCTTTGACGTTTTCGCGGAGGGCGAATTGCACGTTGTACTGGAGGTTAGCCATTGAGTAGCCTTGATCTGGCCCGGTGTACCAGATCATGGACTTCTCGGCTTCGGAATCTGGCCCGAGAGCGCGACCCAAAAGGGTTCTAGCGCGGGGGGCAAGTCCGGGGGTTACAGGGGCGTTGAGGTTGATGGTAGGGGTGCTCAAACGTCCGGGGTAAGTGGCGCGGTTCAATCCGCCAATGGTTCCGGTGTTTGAGTTAACCTGCCAAGCCTTAATGCCTAAGATTGAAGCAGATGCGGCGGCGTTGGTGGTATTGGAGTTGTAAATGAACAGGTAATCGCCAGTCTGAGTTGCTCCGCCGGATGAAGGCAGTACAGTGGAGGAGTAAATCGTCTGCGATACCGGATCAATGTAGCTGATGGTGAACGATCCGCGAGGCGAGGCGGAGGTTTCTGATGGGTAAACGGTAACGTTCTGCTGATCGGAGAACGCAGCCGCAATATTCAGGCCGACAATGGACGAAAATGAAGGCCCAGCCGCTCCGGTTCCGCTGTTGACGGTTGCGGTCGAAGGAATCTGGTCAATCATGCCGGAACCGTCGGAATTTACTAAACCCTCAAGTCCCTGCATGGCGGAGTCCAGAGAGTTCTTCATTTCCTGCGCTTTGACTTCAAGCAGGCCGCGTTCTTTGCCATTAGTCGCCTGCTGTGCCAGCCATGAGATTTCGCAGACCGAGTAAGTGAATACCGGCGCGACGGCGAACGATGCCCACTGAGAACCACTGCCGCGACCCAAAGAATCGGCGTTGCCAGTTCCTTGGTTCAGGGCCGCACCGCTCTGCACGCGGAACGGTACACGGAACGGAGCACGCGCCGTTCCGCCAGCCGATGTCTCGTTGGCGATCTTGACGCTATGCGCCATCTTTTTGAACAACGAATAACCCGTTGTTCCCTTCCAGATTAAGTCTGGGATTTTCTCACTGAAGCTTTCAATTTCTACGGATTCTACTGCCGATTCCAAAAGTGGGTTCGCTGAAGCGATAGCCATAGAGATTCCTTTGATTTCGAGCTAGGCTTCGATTGTGAGACGCAACCGACCCTGCGTGGAGACCCCTGTTACTTCAAAGGAACCGTTTCAAAGGCGCTTAGTTTTTAGGAGGCTCGACTCCCATCTACTTTGGTTCTATATAGGAATTGAGAAACTGGCGGAGAGTGAAGGAATCGAACCCTCATCCTTGCGGGAGCGGCGGTTTTCAAGACCGTTTGCCAACCTTTGGCCGCACTCTCCGAAATCTGGTCGGGATGGCAGGAGTTGAACCTGCGTGGACATGTTCCCAAGACATGTGGGTGGCCGCTACCCTACATCCCGACTCTGGTGGACACAGAGAGAATCGAACTCTCAACTCTCGGGTGCAAACCGAGCGTTTTCCCGTTAGAACTACGCGCCCAAAACTTGGAGCCAGCGGAGATAATCGAAACCCCACGCGTCCGCTTACAGGGCGGTTGCTCTTCCACTTGAGCTACGCTGGCAATAAAAAAGCCCCCGATTTCTCGGAGGCTGTCTTGTGTCTGCTAAACAAGCTTACACGGACATACCCCCGCCTGTCGCTGGCGTTGAGGATGTCGGTGTCGATGAAAGATGAATCATTGGCGCGGCCACTCGGAAAGTCTACTCGCTTAGAATAACATCGCTGTCAAGCCCTCACCGCAGCGCCCGCGCAAGCAACTGGATGAAGACGAAAAGCAGCAGGATTTTCAATACCGCGCAGATCAACGAGGCTTGTTACCCCACGAAACATAGCGCCCGTTTCTGAGGTAGGCTCGGCCTGCAATGAACTCGGTATCGCTGGTCTTCTGCCAGTCGATTTCGTTGCGGTCAGGCTTTGAACTCGTGTATTGCGGCTTCACTCCGGCAGGTGCGGGTGCTCCCGGCTTTGGTGCTCCGGGTTTCGGCGTAGGTTTTGCTCCGCCCTTGAGGTAATTCGGGTAGCGTGTCTCGATCATGGATTTCACGATCCGAGCGGCCATCGTTTTGACCTTCGAGGCGTGATATTGCTGGATTTTGTTCTTGTCGGGGTTCTTTACCGCAAAGAAGGCATCCATTTGCGACTGATAGCTCTTGTCGGCTTCCAACTCAGAGAAAAGACGGCTCTTAATCCCCCTAGCGAGGTCTTGTTTGCCTTCAAGTGAGAGTTGATTGAAAAAAGTCTTGTAATTTTTGAAGTATTTGCCGAGTTCTGTACCCAGTTCGCGGTTGTTATCGCCTTCGCAAGCTGTTGCTATGCCAGTTTGGAACTCTTTCTGCTTGGTAGTCTGGAATTCTGTGCGTTCTTTTTCGAAAGCCTGCCGCTCAGGGTCGAGTTTGTCCTTGTCCGATGACTTGACGCTGTTTTCCAGGTTGCCGAACCAGTCCGTCATCTCCTGAAGTAAGGCTTTTGCAGTATCAAGATCAGGCTTTTCGCCGCTAAGTGACTTCGCAAGCGCCCCTAAGACTTTCGGCAGCCCGACTTCCACCATGCCTTGGTAGAAATGCGGCTTCATGGTCTCGTAATAGGCTTTTTGGTCAACCTCGCGCAGGTCTTCAAGATAGGGGCCAGCCAACTTAGCAAAAGCTTCTGGATGGCCATTCGATTTCATGTCCTCATAAAGACTTCTCAGGACGCTGCGGTCGCCCGCATAGAGAGCATTATCGGTTTCGTTGACTGATTTGATTGTGGATTGAAGCTGGGATAGCCCTTCTGCCCCTCCCACAGCCTCTAGGAGCGCCTTGCTCTCCCTAGCTGCCGCTACGGTAGGGAATTCGGCCTTGTACGCCGTATAGCGCCCGTATGCGTTGTTTAACTCCCTTGCGATTGGAGCATTCTTAGGGTCTGAATCGCGGAAATTCTTGAGTGCGGAGCGGATCGCGGCGGGATTCGTCCGTCCATCGACAGGTTTATCGCCGGGAGTTTCAGTTTCCGGTTCCGCAGCAGGTTCGTCAAGTTCCGTAGGACTTTCGGTGACTTCTTCCGCCGGAGTTTCAACAGGGGTTTCAGTTGGGGTTTCAGTAACCGGAGCAGCAATATCCATCAATGCAGAAACATCACCAGCGGCCATCAGTGAGACTCCTAACGGGCAAGCCCGTGAATTAGCGATACCCTGCTAATAGAGAGTCGTAAAACTCACTGAGGCTTCTTATCGTGAAGCTGTTGCGCCCAGATCGAATCAGGTATGACTTTTTTAGCCACGTCAGAATTTAGCGTCTTGGTGGCGTGTTCCTCGAAGTCCTGCGGATTCGCAGGCACCCCGCCAGCCGTGACTATCGCCGCTTGCTCTGGAGCAGGCATTTTGTCAGCCGGGACACTAAAGCTGACCTTGGGCGGAGGCGGTGGAGGAGCGGCTGCCGCAGCCAGCTTTTTGGCCGAAGCGTCATGCTCTTTCCAGTGCAATAGAACGTTCTGAAACGCTGCTTTCTGTTCAGGGCTTCCATATTCAAACTTGCGGCCATCCGCTGAGTTCAGCCACTTAAAGCAAATCTTTGCCTCAACCTGATCGTTCTCCGACCCATCTCCACGTACCGGAACCGTCGAAATCTGGTCAGGCATCTGCGCCATTTTCTGCTGGAGCGCCTGTAACATTGCCGGAGCCTGTTGAACCTGTTGCTGAGTCTGCGGGTCTGGCTCCTGTCCGATTTGTAAGGACTGTTGAATAACCCCCTTCATACCTTCCTGCGCCTGTTCAATCGTTGCCTGTAATTTCAATTTCTGCGGGTTATCCTGCGGGCCGGAGCGCAGTAGTATCTCAAACTCCGCTCTCTGCTTTTCGACCGAATCCGCTCCATCAATCGTGAAGTCGTTCAACCGGATGGCCGATTTAATCGCAGCCAGATTTTCAGGATCAAGAACCATTTCAGAGAACTTGCTTCCCGGCGCGGCCATCGCCTTATCGACCACCGACATGACACGGTTTTCTTTCTGCGCCCAACTCTCGGGGAATTCAGGGTTTGATTCAGGGAAGCACAGGACATTTCCTTTCAGGCTGTTCAGTTTGATCGAAACCCGACCTTTGCCGGGGATTACGTCGTTGATGTCTTTGCTGGCGCACTTAGCGGTCAGCATTGCCGCCTGTCTTGCCGCCAGAGCGAACAGTGATTGCAGGGAATTCCACGGGCATCCCTGCCGCTGCATCGCCTGATCTCTTTGTACCGCAACGCCTTCGGAACCGACTTGCCCGGTAATCTGAGCGCCGAACAGGGACGGCAAAGCGCCAGAAATCTGCTCCGACAAAGACGTTATGCACCACTGAATGAATGTGATAAGCCACGGCTGCGGAGTGGGGGTCGGCTCAATGAAGATCAGTTGATCGACCGGGATACCTGGCTGTCGCTGAAACGGCCCAATCGAGCCGGGGATATTGGTCTGGTTCTTTAACGCTTCAACATTGAAAGCGTCCGCGTCCATCCACTTTTTAGAAACCGTCCGCTTGGCGAAATCCAAGGCCAAAGCTACCAGTTCATTGATGTAATCCTGAATCGGAAGCAAAGACTCTAGAAGTGCTCTGCGGTTCTGTCCTGATCCGGGGAATGGATGTCCGATAGCGCAGTGATCGTCCATGCCTTCGTTTCTGGCAAAAGCAAACTCCGGCCCTGCTTTGACCAGCAAAGCCCCGTCAGGGAACTTTTCCAGCAATTCCTTACGCGCTTTGGGTTTAACGCAATCGTCGAAGAACATTGCCCTGCGGATGTAGGTGTGCTTTTTGACACAATGGCGGTTGATAGCATCCCCGGTAACGTACTGCCCCGGAACCGCCTGACTCACGTTCTCTCGGGCGATGCGGTCTAATTCGGTTTCCCCGGTAGCGTCTCCGCCGCCCTGAATCTTTTGTTTCATCCAAGGGAACTGCGCCTTGAGCATGGCAACGTCTTTGTCTTCAAGGATTGAAATGCAGCCCATTTGATACTGCCCGTCTACAAAGATTGGGACTTTGTGGTAGAGCTTGCCCATCGCAGTAGTGCGGACGCGGCCACGCGGACGCCTGACCGAAGACTGATCGAGCGGCGATTCGTTGGCGTCTTGATACTCAGTGCTTCCCTCAGTGTTGGTAGGTTCGCTTGGAGGATTGTCTTCATTTTCGGGGACGACTGGTTCTTCCTCTTCCTCGTAGCCATATTCTTCTCCATTCAGCTCATAGCGCGTCCAAAATAACGCTCGATCATCGGTGCAGAATATCGACGCCGCATCCTGAAGAATCTTTTGCAGATCGTTGTTTTTGGCCCAGATGTCTTTCAGATCACCTGCCACTGAAGCTAAAGTCTGGTCAGGGCCATGTTCCGGGTTTGCCGGAAAGAACTCTACGCGGGGCACTTCACGCGACAGCGCAGCAATGATGATTTCGCCCTTCTCGCCATAAACATCTGTGCGGTAAACCTTACTGAGAAGCTGTTGATTGCCTGCCGAAAATGGCGTTCCGCTGCCGGGAAGTGTCCAGCCGCCGCCGTTGGGCTTGTAGAGAAGAAATTGATATCCGCGCTTGTAATGATTTGCTTTCCAGGACTGCTCAATTTCTATTCTACGTGGCGCTACGTCGGATTTTGAGAAGATTGAATCAATTTCTAGCAGAGCTGACTTAGCATCTTCAGAGAGCGGAGAAGTGTCTCGCGTGCCGTCATCGTCGAACTGTTCAGGAACCCAAACTTTGCCAGTTGATAAATAGTGCGGTTCTGGCACAAAATCGAAAGCGGCGTACATGCCGATTTCGTCAATGCCATCGTCTTTCTGGTCGTCCGTATTGACTTCTTGGGTGCGTGCTTCAAGGTCGGCCATGAGAGGTTAGTGCCAACTTTTCATTGCTTTCGCGGAAGCGATCATGCGACCCAAATGACCGTGATGATGTCCCGCCAGCTTCGACTCGGGTATTTTCTCGCCTTCGGGAACGTGCAAAGCGCGATGCAGCGCACCGGGGCGTTCCTTAAACGAACCCTTTGACCAGAGATCGACCGTCTTAGTTGCGTGCTTAAACACGGCTTCCTCCAGCGTGTTGGAACTTCTTTTCTTTGCGCTCCGGCAAGTCTTTCGGGGAACCTGTTGCGCCTATCCACTCATCGACACCTGCCGAGCCTAATTTCTTCTCTGCATCGTCAGTGTGCAGCCACCGGAATTGAGCCTTGCTTTCCGCAGGCATAACTTAGTCCAGTTTGTCGGTGTAAGTCACCGTCGCCTTGGCGAACTTGGTTTTGTCCGTCACGCTGGTAGCGTGAATGGTCGATTTTCCAAGTCCATTGTCAAGCGGAGGATGGAAAGCGCCTTCAGGCGTGATGACTCCCCCGCCCTGCTCGATAGACCAGATGACCCCGGCATTGGCAGGATCGTTTTTCACCTCTGCCGAGAACTGTTGAGTGTTTCGCGGCGTACTCGCCTTCTGAATGTAGGGCTGCTTGATTGGCCCAGCTACTTCGGGCGTGATAGTGACTGAAATGTCCATGATGGCTCCTTAGTCGAGTGGCTCGGCCTCGTAATCTTCCTCGGGTTCCGGCTCTTTTTCGTGTTTGGGCTTGTGTTCCTTCATCCTTGGTTCTTTTTCCTCTTCCATGCCGTCCATCTGAATCCCAGCGGCGTGCGCTGCGTGCATGTGGGCCTCATCCGCACTCGCATGGTCGGAATGATGTTCCATCCCATCAGCATGAACCGAGTGAACGTGATGCATCCCGCCTTCATGGTCATGGGTAATATGGACTTCCTGTGCAGGGCCATGCTCTGCCGCCATCTGTTTCACTTCGTCGTGGATTCCCGGATGGACCTCCTCTTCCATGCGTTCTTCTTCGGGCTGGTTGATTTCATGGGCTTCGGCACGCGGGCCTTCGTCGGCGTGGGCCTTATCGTATCGCTTCATGCGAAATGAGGAATTGAAATGCTTACCTTCCGCGTTTTTCATTGGTTTTTATCGGCCTCCGCCTGCGCTTCCTGCTCTGCGTAATGTTTTGCCTGAATTGCGGCCCATGAATCTTCAGATTCTATGGATGATTGAAAAACCGGAGCCGGAGTGTCGGGACGCTTGCCGAAAATCCCACCGCGCTGAAGCGGAATCAGGATCATGGTGTATTCTTCGATCTTTCCCCGCAATTGCTGGATTTCTTCTTTTAAATCCGCAATATAGACCTCGCGATCGTGGATTCTGGTCTGGTAATCGTTCCGCAGTGACAAAATCTCCTCTTCGAGATGCTGCGACATGCGGGAACCGAATAATTGCCGGAAAAACCGCCGGATTCTCTCGCCTACATCAATTTCGTTTGCCAGAAGGGTACCTCATTTTGTTTGAATTGGTCTTTGCTGTGCTGCTCCTGATAGCGGGCCTTCATCGCAGCGAAATGCGCTGCAAAGGGAGTCATGCCTTTGGTCTTTTGCTTCAAAATCTCACTATCTGGAGTAGCGCGATCCTTGAATTCTCCATAAATCCCTAACCTGAAGGCATCATAGCGGTCATCGGCCTTGGTATTGACCTTCAGAACGTCGTCAAGGCTCTTTTGATTGCGTTCAAGTGATGGCAGGGCTTGAATAATTCCCGGACAGGTCTTCAAAATGACCAATTTCCCGGTTTTTAGCAGGTTATAGAGATACCCTGCCGATCCAATACGATCCATCGTGCCTCTTGAGACCGGAGGCAGACCCCTAGCCCTGAGAAGTTTCGTGTATTCATCCGCCGGGGAGTGCGCCTCCATGACGCGGGAGAACTTTTCGTGCGAAAAGTAGATGGCTGAGACCTTACATCGCTTTCCTGAGATTTCATTGAATTGTTTCGACCACTGCGGGAGTTTCGGATAGTAGGCACTGGCCGAAATCATGTCCGCAAAGTCGATATTCGAGTGCCCTACGCTCTCCGGCGCAACTTCCTTAAAACAAACAATCTTGCTTACGAAATCATCCGCCCCATCTGCGTTCTTCAGCGGCTTTTTTACTAAGGCTTTGGTGAACAGATAGAAGGCGTTCCAGTGTCCCATGCCCCAGTCTTGACCGCCCCACACCGCTTGCCAGTCTTGCCAGATAATGGCTTCCGGATCTTGCCGCAAATCTATAGTGTGGTACTCCTCGCTGAAACAATCGAAGAACTGACCCTGTACGCCATCCATTTTGCCAAGCAGGAATTTCTCCATCTTGGCCTTCGGCATGGCCTTCAGGCGGGCGATGATGCCAGGATCGCGCTTTCGATACGGAGCGTTGTCGAGAACTGTTGTGTGGTTGAAGGAATAATCTTTTGGGTCATAGACGCAGCGCCAGCCGTCTGCCGCAGGTACCCAAAATTTGCCGGACTTCTCTTTGCGGATTCCTTCTTCTCGCTCCCACGGCTCTTGCTTAACGAAAATCGTGTGGTAATACTCCCAGAAAGCACCAATAGGGTTAGTACATCCCGCCATCTGCGGGATAGGAAGATTGCCGAACTTGTCCGCTTCGCACGATGCGTTTACGAGATTTCTCATGCGGAGCCGCTGCCACATTTCGGGACTGAATTGGGCGCATTCGTCAACGAGAATGTAGGTGAAAGCTTGGCCTAGATATTTTTCTATGTCCCTCTCAGAATTTGTAGAACATCCTGCAAACACAACCTTTGAGCCATTGTGTTTGAACGTAGCTAAGCGCGTAGTTTTATTGAAGTTGTACAATTCTTCTGGAACGAAGTTTTTGAAGTCTTGAATCGCGCCTTGATCCAGCTCAGGAATGGTTCGGCGAAGAACCAGGATGTCGCATCCTGCCCACCCAAGACAGAAGTTCATTACTCCGTACATGAGCTTTCCCAGAGTTTTTCCGCCCCGCTGGCCGCCGCACTCTAATACCTGATCGGTTACCTGCTGCCAATAGGTTCCCCCGTTGCGCTCGACGTAGCGATACATCCGCGACTGCGCTTCAGTGAACTCAAAATCAATATGGATTTTGCCCTGTGGGGTTCTAGGCTTGAGGGGCGGTGCCATGTTCGGCCTTGGCCCTTTCTTCGGCAATCAACTGTTCGGCGGCTTCTTTGAATTCGTTCGTTGCCTGTTCAAGCATCGGCGCGGGCACGAATTTCGCAAGGATGAAACGGTGCAGGGTGAGCACCTGTCCGTGGTTGTTGAGCATCGCTCGCAGCATGTTCAGTTCTTTTTCGATGTCATGGCAAACTTCTGCAAGCTCATCCCGCGACACCATGTAGTTGCTTTTGCCGTTAGTTCCCATAATCCTCCGAGTAATGTTTTTCTTCGACAAAATCAGGGGCCTCGACAGTCTCGGTTTTCACTTCTTCCGTCGCTTCCAGTTTCGGGCGGTTGACCGTGACCTGCGGCGGTTCTTCTCCCATCGCCTTTTTGAAGGCTTCTGGATCAAACGATTCCAACAGCAATCGGGCCGCCGCGACCGCCGTAGAATGGTTCTTGCTTTGCGTGGCGATCTTGGTCATATTGTCAATGATGCGGACAAATTTTGTCTTGGCATCTTTGATTGACGATTGCTCAAAAAGCCTCTGCCGGATGATCTCTTTATCATCGCCGATCTTCGGTCTTGCACCTGAATAATTCGGCGATCCTACTGTCCGGTTTTCGGTGTTTCCGGCCTGGGGTCGTACTCGCCCAACCCACGCAACCTTCGCCAGCAGCGCGGGGCAAGGCAGCATCTCATAGAGAGCGTCCTTGGGGGTCATAAATTTTGGCATGGGGCGCTTGCGGGCGAGATTTTTTTCCTCTCTGTCCGCATGGACAGCGAGATTTGCCGATTCTTCCATGAGACTCCTTCTATACTATGATCGTAAAACTACAAAAAGGAGTCTCGTGTGAAGAAACCAGTCACCCTTCCAGAAGGAACTCGCAAGGGGAGTCTTCTGTTGCTGCGGCCAATCGGTAAAAAGAAAGGCTTTAGGACATTATGGTTATGCATTTGCGATTGCGGCAAAGAACATAGAACGCTGCAAAAAAATTTCTCCAAGAAGGTCAAACCGCCAAGGCGGTGCAATTCGTGCAAGCATAAGAAATATGGTTCATTTTCAGCCGCAAACGGAGTTCCAAGCCCCGAGTATCATGCTTATGTAGAGGCGCGGAAACGATGTAACGATCCAAGGCATACTAGCTTCAAAATCTACGGAGGTCGCGGAATAAAGTTCAGATTTGACTCATTTGATGAATTTATTGCGGAAGTCGGGCCGCGCCCTACGGGAGCAAAAAGAACCATCTCAATCGACCGTATCAACAACGAGGGCAACTATGAGCCGGGTAACGTGCGATGGGCGACAGCAACGCAGCAATGTCATCGCAGAAGAGGATGGAGCAAAAACACCGAATACCGTGGGCTTAACCCAAGCGGCAGTAGATGGAATGCTGTAATTAGAAAAGACCGCCAAATATACAAACTAGGAATTTTTGACAGCGAAATTGAAGCAGCCCAAGCCTACGATGCGAAAGCCGTAGAACTCTATGGTGCAGATGCGATGCTTAACTTTCCCAGATAATAATGCGAACTTGAGGTCACTGGTAAATCAGGGTGTTCGGCATGGAAACACTGCACACAGACCGCTCGATATGTCTTGTTCTCAGTCAATAGAGCTTTGTTGCACCGTTCGCATCTTGCCATGTTTGGAGCCGGAGCGCCGTTCATTAAAGCCTTCAGCGTCGATGGGTTAGCCAACGCCAGTTTGATGATTTCGATTTGCTCATCGAGTGTTCCTTCAAGCGCTTGTCCTCCCGCATGGTAACCGTGAAATCCGATATGGACTGCCCTGGGTTTGCGCGGCCAGATACAGCGTTTTGATTCCGACTCACAGACCCGCAGAGTCAATCCATCCTGCTCGTAGTGCATTGAACGTCTGCGGTGCGATTGCGGATAAGCGCGGTCGAGATACCCTTGCATGTCGGAGTAGTATTCAGGACGGGCGTGCTGCACGATACCGTAAAGCGATTTTCTTGGGATGCAGGCGCAGACCGACAGATACCACGGAATCACCAAGTCTGGGCCTTCGCTGACAACTGCATTGGGGGAATACTGCCATCCACATGCTGCAAAGACTTCCGGATGGGCCTCTAGCGCCTGACGGCACCACGAAAAGAACGTTGGATCGACCATCGCATCATCTTCAACGATGAATACCCTATCGGCCTGTTCCAGATAGCCGAACTTCAACGCCTCCATGACGTTTAAACTGTTTCCGTGGAATTCGTGCTTGATGGTCTTGCACTGCGTGACTCCAAAGCGTTCACAGACATCCGATTCATCGCTATTGCGGTCGGCAAAGACGTAGACTCGCATCTCTGGATCGGCGGCCTTGATATGTTCGAGGCAGCAGGCAAGCAAGGCGCTGCGCTGGAATGTCGGGACGATACAAAGTTCCCTCATTTCCACTTCTCCTCAAACAGACGATTATTGACGTTGCACAGTTCTTCCATGCTGGTTCCCTTTTCCCTCGCCACACGAAGAAACGAAGTCCCGCCAGAGTGCTTTGCTTTCACCGCTTCCGTTGGTTGAGTGCGGTAGCCGAGGGCTTCCATCCGCCTACACCAATCCATGTCATCCTGCCCGTACCCCTCAAAACGTTCGTCCATCGGCCCTACAGCTTCAATCACTGACCGCTTGAAATACCCGCAGACAAATGGCGACTGCCCCCAGAGTTGCACCGTAGCAATCCCGATTGAGTCATCTGAATACGCTAGTTCCTGCAAAGTCTTAACGAATGGCCCTTCAAAGCGAATATCGTCTCCGCATAGAACTACGTCGCCTTTCGCCACTTGCCATCCGAAGTTAACGTTTGCAGCGTACACAAAAGGTTCCTCGCCATCTACGACCGTCCACAGTGTGCCGGGATAGTAGTCGGGATAAAGTGACACGGGAATCAAGTTGCCATCCCGCACTAGAATCTTCGGCACATCCGGTTCGTACTGCTCGACGTTGGCGCGGAAACCTTCTAACAGATCAGGGAACCGACTCAGCACCACAACTTGCGGATTCATGGCTGGTCTCCGTCGAGATGGTGAATGCGGATCATGTCCCCGTGAACGGGATTATAGATACCCAGTTTCATGCTTTCATTTGAGACCCCGGCAAGAATGTTCTCAATATAGTCGCATGTTCCGGCAAGATACTTCTCATTGATCTCACGGTAGAATGCCGTGGATGCTAGGTGCGGGTTCTGGCTCCATTGCACCGTGCGTATTAAATGCGTTTTCTCGCCGTTGTACATCACCCGCTCTCGCATCATGCGCTCATGCAGAGGGTGGATTCGCGGGGCGGCGTGGAACTTGATGTAATTGAATTCACCAGAGAGGATCAGCACCCCCAGTTCGTCCCACTCTATGTCAGGATAGAATTCCCAATCGTCTTCGACGTAAAGAATCAGCGGAGTAGTGACCCGCTCAAGAGTGAACCCAATCATCCCGGATTGGTGCTTATGCTCTCCGAATAGTTCGCCCCGCGTGACTCTTGGCCGAACCGCATCAATAAATTCCACATATTCCTTCGGAAGAGGATTGGCCCCATCGCACATGAGATGTATCGGCGCTTCCGGTAAGTGCGACCGCACACTGGCAATCGTCTGATCAATGATCCGCGTGCTCGGATGCGAAGGGCGGGGCGAAGTTGAGATGAGAACTGTAACGTCAATCATGGGTAGATGCTCGGCTGCTTGCGGGCAATTACCAGCCCTCTGGGAGTATCGAAATACAAGTACTGTAGCCCTAGTTCGCGCAACAAAGGAGGCATGTACTTTTCTCTCAAAAATCCATGAATGCCGTGATCGTGTACTGCGATGACTCCACCCTCCGTCATCTTCGGCAGAATCGCCCGTAATTCGTAGCAGCGGTTCTCGTCCGGCCCTGAATCAAGGAAAGCCAAACCGATGCCATCAGGAACCGTGGCAATCAACTCCAGGCCCGTGCATTGCTTGATGCTGACTGCGTTCAGGTCATGCTCCGCCATGCGTGCCCATGTGCGGGTAATGGAATCGTGGGCAACGTCGCACGTATACACCACCCCGAATCCGTTGTCCTTACATCCGCGTGCCAACCGCTCTGTGCCGAATCCGTGGTAGCAGCCTGTTTCGACCACGCGCTGAGGTTTAAGCATGACCACGAGAGCATAGAGAAAATCCAAAACTTCGACTTCGGTAGCTTGTTCGTCATAGCATTTCCATAGTTGCGGGAATGGGCAGACTGAGGTTGCAATACAGACTTCCGGCTTAGTTGGTTCGTTCATCGTGACCTCCACATCACAATCAGGCGGTCATCAGAGCGCGGCGGAGCAACAGACGACTTCGGCTCAATGACCTTGCATGGCATCTTCAATCCATCCGCAATTTCATCCGCAGTGCCTTCTTGAACGTCCTCAATGACATAAATCCCTTCAGTTGCCAGATGCGCTCTCAGGAAGTTGGCGGCGGCGATCTGGTCTTTTACCAGATGCGATCCATCGTCGATTATCAAATCAAACAGATGGCATCGTTTACGGACGAACCCCTGCAAGGCTTTGGCGTTCCCTGCATCGCATTCCTCCAATTCGACGCGCTTTGTATCGAACTTGGTTTCTGCAATGACCTCCGGAACGATGTCGATGCCGTAGATTTGCGCCTCGGGAAAGTATTCTTCCCACATCCGCAGAGACGCTCCTGTGCAGACTCCGATTTCAAGGATGCGGCGAATCAATCTGCCGGAAAGAACCCGCGAATAGAACGGCGTGTAGGGATGTCCAGTACAACCTCGCCAATAGGGAGATTTATCGGTATCGTGCTTCAACCCTAGAGCGCAGAGTTGCGTCATCGGAATAGCGAAGTCATTCATGCAGGCTGTTCTCCAGATCGTTTAAGTAGAAATCCTTTTGCGCGGCGGAAAGTCTGTGCAGTTCCCAGCAGGCGGGACAAAGCGAATGTGGCCGACCGCATATTGAACAGAAAGCGTTCATTAGAGGGCAGGATTTGTAGATTTCCTTGCAGTCTTCACAAAGAAATTCCCATGTCGCGTAGTTCATAACGCCCCCAAGTCGATCAGGTCGCGTGCCAGCCAAGTCGAGCGGAACTTGATCTTGTAATTCCTCCACCAGTAGTTGGCCTCCCGCTGTCGGCGCTCAAAGTCTCCGAGAATTTCCGCCATCACCTGCGGCAACGTGCTCCAGTCCTCGATCACAGAAAAAGGATGTTTGCCTAAAACCAAGTCCCAGTATCCGGGCACATGGTCGGGACTGTAGGCATCGAGAATCGGCACACAACCCGCCTCAAGAGCTTCAGCAAAGCGGAAAGAGTCAGGCGTGGCAGGCCCGGAAGGACACGGCACCACTTTAGCCTGCCGCATATAGCGATAATAGTCCTCATGCGCGAATCCACTCCCGAAGGTATCAGTGGCCAGAAAGATATTTTTGTAATCGACCGGAACCGAACTGAGAGCGTGGACAAATTCCTTTCGTCTTGAATGTGTCACTTGCCCAGCAAACATCCAATCGAGAGGTCGCCCATTCTCCGCAGGCAATTTCTGATGAATCCCTGCTGGATAGCCTTCGATCATGTATCTGGAGGCTTCGGCTTTTCCCGGCTTCGGGGTTTGCAGCCACAGTCTATGATTCGGATGGTAGAGAAGGTGATAAGGAAATTCGCAAGCCTCGTCTCCAACGCTGATGAAAATTACCCAAGACAGAGGCGCGGCGTACTTGTTCAGCCTTTCCGCAACGTTTGCCCCTTGCGAACAACTGCTCTGATTCTGCCCATGAAATACGATGACCGCACCGTTGGCCTCTAGCGGAAGTGTCGGCATGACGCAGTGCTCGACTTCCACGCTATCGAGCATTTCGTTGAGCATGGCGGCGGCGCTGCACGATATTCTCTCGGGGAACCAGACTACGGGTATATTCACCTGACCTCCATAGTGCGTAACAGGGTTTCCATGCGATTGTGATAGGTTTCGTTAGACTTGACCCAATTCATTCCAGCTTCGCGGCAGAAATCACGCGCTTTATCATTTTCGAGAAGGAATTCGATGCGATCCTGAAGATGTCTCAGGTCTCCAGCGGGAAAAGTAATCAGCCCTGCATAGTCGAGCCCCTTGGAGGCTGGATGAACGAGAACTCCGCCGCGCCCCATTGTTTCCGGCACTCGATCACTCCAGTAGTAGTCCGACCCACCGAAGCAGGAATCTCCAACGACAACATTGATGGATGCATACAGGTCATTGAGGCTATCTCCTCTAATGCCTGTAAATATACGAAAACGTTCGCCATAAGCGCCTCGCAAAAACTCGATTAACTCGCCCCGAAATTTGTACTCTGGATGGTATCCTTCCGCGCCGACGAATCCGACATCGACCTTCCACTCATCTCGCGGAGTTCCGATGAAGCAGTGACGTTTGGCGACTCCAGGTGGAAGCCATACGTGCTTAACGCCTTTCTCTTTGAAGCCCTCTTGATTTCCACCATCAGCAGTAAAAACTTTGTCAGTTCTCCAGAAAGGATGCTGTCCGATCTTCGCTTCCCGCTGGTCAAGAATGTTCAGACCCCAGTAGCGGTCTAGATGGAATGAACAGGTTTTAACCCGCTTGACTGCGAGTTTCTTCCAGAGATCATCGAGCGGCATCTTTCCGGGTGTAATCCATCCATGCGTGCTCACAAAAATCAGCAACGATACGTCACGGCATCCGGTGTAGATTTCTTCGGTCGAGTCTTCGTTTTCCTGAAACGTAACGACCGGATGCCCCATGTCTCTCAACGTCCATGCAAGTTCGTTTTCGGTTGAGTGTTCGGCGCTGAAGTTCCCTAGAATTGCAATGGTCGGTTTGGTCATAACCTCGATTCTTGGCTTCAGGAACTCACCAAACAGCTTCTTGAACTCCGCATTGCCTTTCTCAAACTTCGATCTCGCTTCACACTGCATTTTCGCAATGACGTGTGAAGGCTGCGCCAGCATCTTTGGCACCATTTCCCGAATATCCTTGGCGCTGACATCGTGTAAAGTCCCCATGTTCTTTTTGGTCTGCCGAATCGAAGGCACTTCAAACGGGGCTTTGATTTCAGCCATTGGGCCTGCGCCCGTTGTCAAAATCACCGCCCCAACCGACAAAGCTTCATGCAGAGCGTGCCCAAAACCTTCATAAGCAGAAGGCAGGACGTGGTAGAGATGGGAATTTTGCAATTCGATAATCTGCTCATCCGTGGCGCGTTTGATAAAAGTGACTCCGGGCGTCTGTTCAAACGTCACAGTGGTGCTATTAGAGACCACGGTAAGCGGCGCGTCGGGTGCATCGAGTCCGTTCCAGTAGCGATACGATCTCCACGCCTCAATGACTGCGGGAGTATTACGGTAGCCGCTGTTTCCGCCGATATGCAGGAAGCGTTTCTGGCGTTTTACTTTCGTATCACGTTTGTCTTTGGTCAGGAATCCTACATACTCAACGCGAGGAAAGACCCCCCGGAGGGTCGATGCTGCCTCTCGGGTTTTGGCAAACACAATCTCGAAGTGGCGTTGAATCGGTCGAACATTTTCAGGGCGGAGCCATTCGCAATTCGCTAAGTACCAGCGTCGGGGAGCTAGGCCTATCAGGACTTGATTAACGACCTCGAAGAAAATAGCGACATCGAAGTCCTTGCGCCCTTCCCACGGCAGATCGAATTGAATCAGTTCAACCTCATGGGATAGAGAAACCAAATAGTCGCGCAGAAGTTCCGCTTCGACCTGTAACCCGATGCCATTGAGATTTGAAATGATGGCGAAGTTCATTTTGGCAAGTAGAAGTATTCCCGCTCATCCTTGGGAACATTCCCCAGATTCAAAAGCGCCCTAACAGGTATTCGGACTTTAAGCTTTCTGGTTCGCAGCACAACCAGAACCTCCGCGACCTTACCCTTGATCTTGATTACCTCTCCGCAGAGCATATGTTCGGGGCCAAACAGAATCCTGACAAACGAAGTCTCCTGTATCCCAGCGGACCACTTCTCAGCTTCGGCCTCGGCTTGAACCTTGACGTTTCGCGCAAACTCATCCTCAATGGGCAAAATCTTGCCCTTAGCATCTGAGAGCGGCCCGACCACGCCGTAGATACTGCCTAAACCTTTCAGGTCTTCGAGTTTCCGTGACCTTGCCAGTAGATATGGGGAAATCAGTTCTACCCCGGAAAGGTCTTTGGATTTAACGGGAAATAGTAACTGGAAAGGTTCGCCGGAGAGTCTAGACTTGGCCCAGCGTGAAATATGCAGGGTAACTTCTTCGATTCGCGCTTCTGATACCAATTCAACAGCAACCCAAGGCAGATTCGTAAGTAGAGACACTCTGCCCTGTTGAATCAGCATCCTTTTCCTATCGGCCCGTCAGTAGTCATGGGGGCAAAGCACTGCTCGAATTCTTCATGGGTAATCGAAATTGAAAACGATCCGAGAATTTCCGGTTCTTTGATTGTCAGGGGTTTTGGGTGGTCACGGTTGGCGGCAAACTTAAGCATCTTCTGGTAAGCGTCGGAGGCTATGGCGGCATCGCCGTTAGCCAGAATTTCGCAGATAGCTTCAGTACCCAGCGAAATTCCTTCCCAGAATGACCCATTCCACCCTCCCATCAGCCGTGCAATCTGCTTGTAGGTTCTGCCGAGAAGGTAATACTGGAAGAAGATGTCCTGAATTGAATGTGGAAGATAGCTGACGAGTTCTAAAAACCTTGCCGGATTCTCGACTGCTAGGTTTGCAATCGCCAAAGACCTGTCGAGAGTAGCGTCGGTTTCAAACGAAAGCAGGCTTCGTCCCGCCAGGGACGCTTCGGGATCGCGGGCAAACAGTTCTACCGCCCGTGATTCAGAGTTCATTTCGTATGCCGATTGTGGTTTTTGAATATCGTCCATACGGCGGAGTCTAGCACTTTAGTTACCGTCAAATCTAGAAAGACCCGACGCGGAGGTAATCTCGGTCGGGTCTTTACCTTACAAGCCGCGTCCGTTAAGCGCGATCCCAGCATTCGCCCACATCACCGCCGCACGCACGAAGCTGAGAGCCGTCCGTTTGTCATCTCCCCACGGTGCATGACGGTCGATTACCCGAGCGAACGTTTTGGCTGCTTCGCGGATTTCCACATAGTGTGGAATTGCCGCAGGGTCATTGTGGTAGGTGAAAACGTCGTCAATCGGGTCGCGCGGATTGAGTATGTTATCTCCCGGCATCGCTGTTTGGATTGGCGCGTAGGCTTTCTCTTGGCACGCTTGACCCACTCCGCCCCTCAGTTGATCCGCCTCATAATCGAGAGCGGATATTTGCTTTTCTATTTGCTGCAAACGGCTCATTTGTTCCCCTTTCAATTTGGCTCTGACTTTGAAATAAACTCCCGCATCATGTTGCACACATCCTGACGTTGGCAGTTCGCCGTGTAAAACATGCTCCCCGCTTCCCCAAACTCCGCGATCAGCAATGCGAATCCAAAACCATCCGGCATCGTTTCGCGTAAGCGGTCGCCAATATCCTTCAGCCTTTTCTCCACTTCAGGATTGCGAACTTCAAACATTGATTGCGTCCTTTCCGCCTGGAGTAGCTTCTGGCTTCGGCTTTTCAGCCCACATCAACCTGTAGCCTTCAAGCATGACCGGATTGAAATCGTCCTTATCGGTAATGTCCCAAAGCTCCCCATTCTTCATGCGGAAGATGACTTTAACCCCTTGCAGCATGGTATGGAGATTTTTGACCCACTGCTCAAGGTTTATCGGGTAAGGGATAATATCGAGTTTCTGCGGGTCGCGGCCTGCATTTCTGGCAATCGAAGGCACGTTGAAAACCAACCGTTGCAGCCATGCTTCCATCCTGCGGTTGGCAAAATACCTGCGGTAGTTCTCATAATCCCACGCGCTCAGAACCTCAGCCGCGTCGAACTTGCTCCCTAGCCGGATGTTCTGCTCAAACAGTTCGGGCACAGGGATCATCAGGTTGGTCAGGATTCCATTGTCCAGACTCTTTAGGTTGATGCGGATGTAGGTCTTAAATTCTCCCCGCACGATTACCACGTCGATGATCTGCCCGAAATGCGCTTCCGGATTATGCTCCGGCTTAGGCTTGATGAACATCAAATCCCCCGACTCGCATCTTTGAACCCTGTGGCTTTACAAAGCTGGCACCCGTAGATTGTGCAGGTCTTGAAACGGTGGGCGGCCCCCACGCTCGGAGCGTTCACAACTTCTCGAACCTCATAGCATTCAGGCACTCTGAACTCTCTTTTGGTCTCCGCCGCCTCCGCGATCTGCTCAATCGTTACCGGCTCGTCCGGCTCCTCGACCTGCTTTTTCTCCCACACCCGATCCCAAACCGCCGCCCGCAACGCCAAGGAAACAAACTCCTTCTGACTCAACTTCTCCGCCGCACACTTCTTCTGCACCAAATGCAATAGCTTCGGCGTCACCACTACGTTAATGTTCGGCCCCTTGTGTTTTGCCAAACTACTCCCTCCAAATAAGCAGCATCGAACAGATTGCGGCCACTCCTACGCAGGTCAAAAATCCGACCGCGCATATATAAAACCACACGCCTTGGGGCTGTCCGGTTAGCAACAATAGGACAATAAAGGCCAAAACTCCAGAACTTGCCAATACGCGGTCGCTGGTTCTCATCTACTTCGGCTCCCGCTTCGTCAAACACGCCGTCGGAAACTGACACGAATGCGGACTCCCGTCATGCACCCAAGTCGTCACTACCCAACCCAAATGACCAAGCCGCTCTACCGTCATCCTCGGACTCCCACTCTTCAACCACACCACATCACCAACCTCAAACCCTTTTTCCTTCGCCATTCGTATAACTACCGCCTTTTCAATACTTCACAGACTCCCACGTAATCTATACCGCTTAGCACACTTAGTCAAGCTGTTTTCGGGACGTATCACAGATGGGTGCGCGCAGGAGTCCCAGCGTCTCTATCAAAGGGAATACCCGTATCCGGTCGAGCTTCTAGCCTGAAGATATTCCGCGCCCAAGGGGCCGTAGTGAGGCTGCAGGAGTTGCGGAAGGGTCTGAGGCTGGGTAAGTTACACTGATGCGCTGTAGGACAATGTAGCTCTATAGCCAGCCCTTTAGTCTGCGGTCAGTGCGAGTGAAAGCTAGATTGCAGTCATTGCAGCCCCAGCCATCTTTGTGTCGGACTAGGATGTGCTCCTGGCAAGCTGGACATAATGGTCCGCCTGGTTCGGGATCGTTCGCCGGATCGATTGGAGTTTCCCGGTCGGAGTCTAAATCAATTCCTGCTGCGATGCGTTCAAGCTTCTCCCGAATTTCTCCCGCCGAAGGTTCTGGTAGTTTTGGCTGAGCTGCCGGCTTGTTAACTTTGCCGGAGTTCCATTGCCGGCTTCTACATCCTCTTTTGGGACAAGACTCCGGTTCCTCTGGAGTTCGCTGAATCCATCGCCAGCCGCATTGGTCACACTCGTTAACTTCGCATTGAATCTTCGTCATGTGTGCAGTGTACACAGACAGCGTGTGCAGAGTACACAGGATTCGTGTACCGAGTACACATAAAGATGTGTGCAGAGTACACACTTGGTCCTAACGGTACCACTTGGCCGCCATGCAACTCGCTCCGTTCACGCCCAACCATCCGCCAGTTTTCGGCCGCTTACAGCAAGCTTTCAGGCGATTGAAACAGGGCGATGCTATTTAGATTCAACGTTTTGCGTTTAGTGAGTTAGATTTCAGGCTTGAACTGACTGTAAATCGAGAGTCTGAATTGAAGGGAAAAGCCTTTTGAAGCTGAGAATCTAGTGATTGCTGATAACAAAGGGTTTTGAGTCTATAAAAGCTTAGTGACCTGCAAGGGAAAGAAAAGCCCTACGATGTTCTGTAGGGCTTGAGGTTTAGATTGTGCGAGGTTATAGGTTTTGGTCTCCGAAGAACGTACCGATATCTGGGTCGCTTTCGTTGTCTTCGGAGACGATATAGAACCGTTCTTCAACGTGATCTGCGGGCTTTAGGGCCTTGTTTGCTTCGTCCCTGACCGTTTGGGCTGCTTTGCGTGCATCGGTCTCTGGGAGGGCGATTACCGTGCACGTTAGTCGCCCCCTAGAGAAGATGGGAACAACCGATCAGCGCAAACGTCACAGAACAATTCTGTAAACTTGTACGCTATTGCAACCATACCTAACCGTCCTTCATGCCAAACAACGATTAAGCAGATAATCGCTAGCAATACCGCGATGTGGACCACTACCCGATGACGTTTGACCGCTTTCGCGATTGGCTGAACTATGGGAATAACCTTGGGAGCAAGCTTTGCGGTAATGTTCATCGGAGAACCTCCACGAAAGATTGCAGTTCAGCCCATCCTGTAATCGCAGCAATGACCGCGATAACCATCAATTCGACCGTGAGCCGCAAGCCCGCACGTCTGATTAGCAATGGTTCCTCCGGTTCGTCGGTATCTTCGTCCGGTTCAGGTAATGCCCAGCAATAACCTCCGTCATCTTCCCAGCGGTTCAGGTCTTTTTCTGAAGGTTCGCAGAAAAGCCGCGAAATCGCTTCGCTGTAACCTAGCTGATCTTTGATTGGCAGTAGTTCGCCGTAAAGCTCATCCGTAGTCATAGTCCAGCAATGGGAAGGCCCAGAGCCTAAACCGTGGAACTGCTGTACACTCGCTTGCTCCCACAGGGACAATTCCGTCCAAGGTCTAGTCTGGCATGGCTGAAGACCTAACAGGAGTGCATACCAACCGCGTTCCCTGATCGTTAGGCCGTCCCACCATTCGCCACTTGTGGGAGGTTCTGCTTTGTACAAACGCGCCCAATGATGTTCAAGTGTCGGTACCGGAGGAAGTAACCCAGCAAGCGGAGATTCGCCTAACATGTAACCTTTCAGGGCTGAATCCCTGATTTTCTTGTCCAAGTCTGGGTTAACCTTTTCAGCCAAGTACCATGCGTCTTGCTCTGCTGGTAGCCTTACTCCAGCTTGCGCTAAAAGTGGGTTATGGCTGGGAATCCTGAACAATCGGCAAAGATAGTGCCCAATTTCATGAGCAACTATCGTTAGGCCGTCATTGATAGTCATCGTATGCCCCAGAATCTTCGAATCCACATCGGGAGCTAGGATAATGCGGTTTTCCCCTTGGAAATTGTCGGTACGGCTAGGCATTGTCCCGCCGGTAGTGTCCAGATAAAAACTAACTTCTCCGATTTTCTTCATTTTACTGCTAGGTACTGGGTTCTCCGCATCATGCTTTGAGACTTCTACCGATACCGCTTTAACTTTTGACATTGTGTAAGCCTTTGCAGTCCCGAATCAACTCATCCAACCGTCCCGAACTGTCAAGGCCACATTACTATCTGTCAATAGATGATTGCAAGTAGCAATCTAGCAACACTAGAAGATATATTTCCACAGTTTCCACAGATTGGCGCTAAAGTATGGTATTGTAATTGCTGTGAGGATAAATTCTACCCCTGCGTGCTCTATCGGATTCCCATTCGGTATGAATATTTTACACTTTGTGAATCCTCGTGACTTATCGCGTCATCTTATCTCGTGACGCCAAAAAGTAGGAACGAAGGTAAAAACGAAAACCAAAGATAATTACGGGACTCCTAACGTAAAACACGTCAGTAGGCTGACTGGCTCAGAAGGCTGGATTTTAGAGTCGCACAGCGCCGTTAGGAGGGTCGCGCAGCAATTTTAGGGAGGGTTTATGAGCAAGAAACATTTTATTGAATTGGCCAACACTATGCGGGAAACGCGGCCAATCGCTTCAGAAGATTCAGACAGGTTCAAGCAATGGATGAAGGATGTAATTGCCTTGGCTGATTTCTGCGCCCGCCAAAACTCGAATTTCAAAAGAGACCGCTGGCTAGGCTTTATCAATGGCCAGAACGGCCCAAACGGAGGAACAACAAAGTGAAAGACAAACTAGGCTTTGCGGTCGGGTATCTATTCCGAACCGTCGAAGAATCTATCAGCCGACTGGCTGGTATCGAGGGACTCAAGGAAAGCGATCTCACTAGCGAATTAGCGGAGATGCTTTCTAGGTCTCTACCACCTAAACCCGCGAAGCGGAAGCTTGAGACCGCAGACCCTTTTCCTGTGAAACGCACAGCGAAAAAGGCAAAGATCAAGCGTGGCCCAATCGTGCAAGCGGTCTGCCGTAAGTGCGGATTCACTGCACCAAATCGTGCGGAGATAACGCGGCACTATAACCTTGAACACCGAACCTATCCCAAGGGTGGATGGGGTTTGGGTAAGAAAGGCGCAACCAAGAAACGTATCCAATTAGTTGCGTAAGACCAATTCCAAAATTGAGAAGGAGTCTAAAAACATGCCAACATCACTGAGTATCGTGAAGAAGTTTTTCCCAAATGTTTCATCTGTGGCAGACGCTAAAAAGCCCGTCCATGTCGAAGTGACCAAGAAAGATTCTTCGTCTTCGACAGTCAAGAATCACAAAGGCTGTGCAATGGCCGTAGCCTGCAAACGCACATTCAAGCTCGATGGCGTGATTATCTCAGTCAATCGAGCCTATCTCGTGCAAGGCGACAAAGCGGTCAGGTACTCATTGCCGGAATCTGTTTCAAGGGAAGTGGTTTCCTTTGACCGTCAGGCAGGCTTTGCCGAGGGTGAATACGCTTTAGTCGTTCCGCCCAAGAGTAGGCCGTCAACGAAACGGCCCAAAGACATGAAGCGGCACGGCGAATCGGAGGGTTATGAGCCTACCTTCCACCATCACACCGATGGAATCCGCGCCGCGATAGGTAGCAAAAATGCCGTCTAGCGAGTGGTACTGCCCGAAGTGTGGGGAGGAATTAGTCGAGGTTCGTCTCGATGAAGGCGATTTTCCGTCTTACCTGTCTTGTGCGATCCGCTACACAATCCACGGGACAGGCGCGGATGGCTCATTGTTTGTCATGGGCGCAGAAACATTGAAGATTACATTTTGAAAGGACGGGAAAACATGAAACAAGAACAGACATTAGGCCGCGCTATTGCCACCTTACGTGCAAGCAAAGGTATTAGACAGCAAGACTTGGCTAAAAAGATCGGCGCTGGGGCTTCGCATATCTCACTCATTGAAGCGGGGAAACGTGAGCCATCTTTGGCGCTATTGCGGAAACTCGCTCATGCACTTGAAACCCCATTGGATGAACTCTTGGGACTATCCCAAAAGCTTGCCAGTGGGCAAAGAATCACAAATGGCAGGCATTAAGGTCAGACGAGAGAGTCGCACAGCAACTTAACGGGTTGGGAGGCCCGAAAACATGAAACTCAGGGGAGAATTACGTTCAAATCCGACCATGCGCGAGATTCAGGTTATCGCCTTGGTTGCGCTGGGGTTTGAGAGCGTTGGAATCGCACAGCGGTTAGGCATCACCCTCAAAACCGTGGAAACTCACCGCACTAACGTCTACCGCCGCATGAACTTTAAATCAGTTGTCGATATTGCCCATTGGGCGCTGGCAAAAGGAATCGTTGAAAACAAGTACCAGGGAGGCCTACTGTGACCAGAGGCAAAATGCTTAAATTGCGCTTGAATGATCTCTCTAAATACCCCGCTGGCTTGCCTAGGAGCGCCTCTGACGAGTTCCTGCGCTCCCGCTGGGTCTTTACCCCTACCGAATCGCTAGAATCGAAACCTGGCGTGTTTCGCTCATGGAAAATCCCCGCCCTGATCGTCGGCGGGGTCATCTTCTGGTTCCTAGTCAGTTACCTAAGCCACCATCTGCTCTGGTTGGGATGATTTCGCGGAGTTCGTTCAAGATATGCGATACGTGAGAACTACTCACTCCAAACCTGATTGCAATGCGGTTGGCTTTCACGCCTTTGCGGGCTAACTCCAGCATTTTCAGCTTGTCAGCCGAAGTAGAAGGCCGCCCCGGTGAATCTACGGATCGGCGGGATGGGCGCGGTTGTACTCGGCTTGCAGCTCTGCGGCCTTCGCGTGTGCTTTAGAGCAGCCGAGAATTCCTGACTCGATGACCGTCTCCGAAGTTTCGTCTTTGTTCCGCCGCGAGCGCACAATGCGATACGTCCACGATTCCGGGATGGCGCGGTAGCGGGCGAGAGTGGCGTCGAGATCGTCGCTCATACGAGTTTTTAGCCGCCTAACTCCTGAAAGATGTACCGGACGCGTTCCCAATAAGGCAGAGAGCGGTGATCTTCGGAGAGGTTGGGATTGTATGCGAGTCTTTGCGCTTCAGCCCATTTGCCGGGATAGGCTGCAATGTTCAGCCCTTCTTTCGCGGCAGATTCTCGTCCCGCTTCCCTTCGTGCTTGACAGCGATCACAAGTGCAACCCGGATCGTGCGGCCCAATTCCTAGTGACATAGCCTTCTCCTTAGCCCTTGATTCCGTTGGCAGACCCAGTGACTAGCGCCGTTCCAAGGTTCGCCGTCTCGCTCGATTCGGTCATCCCGCCACGCTGCTCCCATTCCTCTACGGCGTTGATGCTCAAAGGTGGCATTCCCCAAGGCCAGCGGCTTCCCGCAGAGGCAGCAGCGCCTGTCCTTCATTTCGCGCTGTACCCTTCCCACTCAAAATTCGCCCACAATCGCCCGTCTGCCCTCCGGCCATAGTCGTTGACGTAAATCACCAGCGAGTTGCCGCCGATCGTCACAGGCTCAAGCCAGCCGAGGCGGAGGTCTACGTAGGCGAAGGTTTGACCGCTGCCCGTCATCACCGCTACCACCAGGCGATGGATTCCCTTGTTCCAGTCATCCTCATTGCCATAAAATGTCATCGCCCATTTTGGCTGCTGGCTCTTAAGAGTCAAGCAATAGTCAGTATGGCCTTGCGCGGTTGCAGGATCGGCCCAGAGATGGCGACGGTGAGTTAGCGATCCGCAGGTTGGAGTGGGCACGCTGGACTGTGCATAGGCCGTTGAGATGGCCAGTAGGATGAGCGCCAAGTATTTAGTCATGGTTTCTCCGATTGATACTTTGCGGTTAGCGCCGCATCGCATATAGCTATTTCCGCGCGCGAATGACTCATGCAGGGCTTGCCGCAAATCTCACACGGAACATAATCCCAATCGGTTTCCTGCATCGACTGCAATAATTCTTGAGCATCTTTGGCGGTCAATCGCATCTGCATACCCCTGCGAGAATGAGCGATAGCAGTAGAGTCTTCATATCTTTGCGAGTTTTTCCTTCATGCGTTTATCGAGATCGGTTTTAGCCGTGTGCGCCAGTCGAAATTGCATACAGCCGTCCCACGGAGCTTTAGAATCGCCGCAAACTCGGCACTTACCGTCCTTTGCGTGTCGCTTGCGCCAGTCCCCGCATTCGCAAACATCGTCGGGCGACAGTAGGGTCTTAATCATGGTTTCCTCGCCAAAATTTGCGCCGCTTCTTCACATGCGGAGCACGCGTCGGGGTTGAAGTCGTGATTCCGTAACGCCTGATGACGCAACGCTTTAACCGCCGCGCATGGAAAACACAGCGAAGAATCTATGCACGCCTTGTTTTCGCAATCAGAAGTGTCACAATTCGGCCATTCGTCGATATACACTCTGTCGAAATGCAATCCGTTTGCGCTCATCTCGGCTCCTTTGTCTCCGCCCAAAATTCGCACTCGTTAAATTCAGTCCGCTCGGTGCGCCCCCGGACTAGATCAGACCTGATGGTGGATATGTCTCTGACATTGGGCATCACCTGCCTTTCGTCTCCGCCTTCCCTATCTCCGTAGCACGCAACTCGTTGATTCTGTATGAGATTTTGTCGCGCAAGTCGATTAACGCTTCGAGAGACAAGGCGTTCAATGCGGGCTGCACGGTATTCTCGAAATTGTGCTCCGCCCCGCCTCCGGCTGCTTCCTCTCGCTCCGGCAGGCTCACCGCTGGGGATGCGGCCTCGGCTGGCTCGGCTACCAATTTCGTACAGACCGCCGACCATCTTCCGCCGCCTAAGTCGTGCATCCACTTCAACGGGATCGCCGCGATAGGTTGTGCAATCGGTTCACCGCAATGTTTACACCGCGTCTCAGCCATCTTCCCCGCCCCCTCAAAAGTCGTTGATCGTGGATCGTCGCAAGGTATCCCGCAATCCGCTGGTAGGTTCGTTATCGCCATCGCCCCGCCCCCTTGGTATCGCCGCTCATCTCAGTTCCCGCCTTTCTCCTGAACTTCTTTAAGAGTTACATCGTCGGCTTCAACCCATTCAACTGGTTGAGTTGTCGGACGATTTCGGATGTTGCTCAATCAGGTATCTAAATTTCTTAACATCGGCGCTGTGCAGACCTAGTTTGTCCCAAAGCACTTCCAATTCAATCTTCAGCTCTACTCGCGTAACCTCTATCGCCAGTCGGATTCCGCGCTCAATCGACTCCTTCACGGCTTTATCTGTCCATTTTGTTTCCGCGAAAATGCGTTCCGCCACTTCCCGTATCCCGTCAGCCGTTGGACTGTCCCCCCTTCTGCGTGGCCCGTTTATGTCCATCGCGTAGGTAAATCAATGCCACGCCAACGCTAACTGGTAGCCCTAATCCAATCGACATCCACTCGGCCATTGACTGCTTTACCCAAAATTCAAGCCAGAGCGATCCGATGTATAAGCCGAATGGAATGCAAACAACAATAATCGCAGCGTTAAGGAATTTCATACCGCCCCCTTCTGCTCAGGTGCCGCCGCTTTCTGCCTCCCCGGATTGAAGGTTTGTTTATCGCCGTGGAAGTAACAATAATGCTCCCGAGGAGTCCTTCCGCAATTGGCGCAGGCATGGCCACTAGCCCGCAAAGCGTCGTTAATCAGGTCGAAAGAATCTCTCGGCTCCCATCCGCCCATCACAAAACGGTCGTAAAGTTCACGTGCAAGATAGACAACTACATCTTCGCTTTCGAGCGAAATGTTTCTCACCTCTTTCCCTTTTTCAGACGCTGGAGGTGCAGGGAGTGGCATCCAGTGAGTGACCGTGTGCAATGTCTCTGTCTCGCTGTCGATTCCATAAGAACGAACAGTTGCCCAAGATTGATTATCGGTGAAGAAATCGGCGGTAGAAACTCCGTCCTCATCCACAATCAAATATTCATCGTTGGAATTGGGTAACTGCTCCTCCACGCGGACCCACCCTGTCTCTCGCGGGGCCGTGCGCCGGATCGCTCCTAAGACCGCAGGCATAATCGCGTGCGTAATGATCGATTCAAACTCGCCAGCGTTTAAGTCCTTCGACAGCCGCAAAAGAACCTTCTCAACTTCTTCGTAGGCCGCTCCCGGACTCTGAGGAGACACGCCAGCATACTCGAAGCATTTGTCATATGTTCGCCCGCAGTCTGGACATTCCTGTTGGGGCACGGATTCAGGTTTGATAATCGCGCTGTGGTAGGCCGCGCCCAATTCCTCTTTGCTGGCATTCGGATCGGCAAGTACCATTTGAGCCTCGGCGGGATAAGCGACTGAAACCTGAGGCGGTTTTACAATTTCATCGACTGCCCTAGCTGCCGTCGCCATACGTTTCCGAAGTTCCGCGTTTTCCTTGCGGAGTTCTTCGACAGTCGGCGGATTATAAGGCACCCAACTTCCCGGTTGCTGCGCTTCCTTGCTCATCACTTTGCCTCCGCCAAAGGTTCAAAATTCGCCTCAAAGTAGGCTTGTGCGACCAACCAGCGATCATCATGATTCGCCGGGTTGCGTGCGATCTTGTCGCCGAGTTTAGGTGAACCGTTTGACTGATCCGCTGCACTGATAGAAACGCTGTGCATGTCGAATCCCGGCTCCCAATCGGCCATTTCTGCTATCTGCGTGCGGCGATATTTCTGATACTTGCTCATTGCTCTCCTCCCAGCCCCATCGAATAAAAATCGTTTTCGTTTCACAATCCCTCGCCCGAAATAGAGGCTTCTGGGTCCCTACCCTCAATCTGCTTGCTCGTGGCAAGATTGGAGAAAAATAGCTTAGGGGCATCGGTGTACGGCTCTCTGACAGGATGCGCTGGATTTCCCTTTTTGGTTTCACGAATGCAGAATATGTCGCGGAAGTACAGACTGCCGATGACTTCCAGTGCGCGCCCCGGACACAATTCAGCGCCGTCACCCCACGCGCATACAATCGTATTGGCGGCTCGGGCTTCGCGGTCTACGTGCAACCCGTTGTCTTCCCCAAGGGCCAAGGCGTAGTCAGTTTCCAATAGCTTCGCAAGGTCTTTCGGCTGCGTAGCGCGATAGGCGAACAGGTTGGTCACCACAAGTCCTGAGAATCCCCATCGCTTTGCGAATCCCACGCACCGCCGAATCGTGGCATCGTCGAATACGTCATCCGCCGTGGACGGGTTGAGCATGATGAAATTAACCACGCCGCCATCGCCCATCCAACTTCGCCGCAAAACGTACCGATGATTCCCCCATCTTGCCCCTCCCTTGCTACCTATGCGCCCCCGCTGCTCAATACGTATCATCCAGTACGGATTGAATCGTATTGGCAACCTTCGTGGTTACATCATCGTCGTCATCTATTAGCCCCGCCGCAACAAGACGACTCACGATCAGGTCTATTTGTGCCTCAATCAACTGACGTTTTTCTCGCATCATAATTCACCTTCTCCCTTCAACTCGCTGCTACCTATGCGCTCCACTAGCTACTCCCCTGACAATTCTTTCCCCGTTAGTGCCCGAAGGTCGTTTTCAGTTTGGGCCGACATCCAGCCATCAAGGAAATAGCAATGCGGGGCAGATGGTTTGTACGGCGGAGCGTTCGGCGTAGGCGACACCTTGACGATTTTCCCGAACTCAAAGCCATGCCGCCAACCAGGTCGCCCCTTGAATCCCGGCCCAGTTTGCCCCGGCTCGAAACCTCCGTAATACGACCGCACACTGACGACTTGCCCAACTTTAAACTTTGGAGGAAGCTTTGCCATCTCTGTCTCTCCCTCTACCCTTCTAGGAACGCTTTTTTGTTTACAAACCATCGCCCGAACGTGGCTCTATCGGGTCCCTACCCCCGGTCAGTCGTGCTCTTGGCCGAGACGATGAAAACCTCTTGCGAGAGAGTTCTGTCTAGGGGAACTCCAACGATTCCAAGCCATGCCACGCTGAGCGCTTCTAGGTCGGGTGCGCCGATGACAATGTGCTCAGTTTCGTTCTTGTTCCAGATGGCCATATATCCCTTGAATGCGATCCGTCCGTGGTCAACGACACGCTCAAAAGACAGAGACGTGCGCCCAGCACGCAAACCATTCTGCGGAGGTAAACCTACATTCTTCCTGTTCTGGCTCACCATCTGCGACATCACGTCCACGTCGTATTCCTCCATGACTTACCACCTCTCTCCCCGATTGTGGGTAGGGACCCGTTATGCACTATTTCTAGCGATGCTTTGTAAATGAACAATCTGCTCTACCCTTCTAGGATTCACACGCCCTGGCTTCCAAAATTCTGCCAGCGTAATCAGCTACACACGATGCTAGTTCTGGCGGAATTGTCGCGGCCTTCGCTGTATCTCTTTGTCGGCGCTTCGAGTTTGACCACGCTTGGTTCCACTTGAACTGAGCGCGATACTGCCGTTTTTCTTCTTTGTTCATCGTCTTCACGGCGCGGGATGAGCCAACGTCTATCCCCTTTTTTATCCCTTGGGCCATAAGCATCGGAACAGCATTTCCCCACAGGTAGAACGGGCCGCAATGATGTTTGGCGCGGCCAACAAAATGCTGCGCGGCTCGGACGTTCTCCATCACATAGGGCACACCAGAAGCATCTAAGAGCGCCCGCGTATGCTCGAATAACTCCACGCCAAGGTACGGGTATGGCGGGTTCGGGTGAAAGTGCTTCATTCCGTGAACCGAGAATTCTTCGCAGGGTGAACTCGCACAGACGAAATCAACCGTGAACAACTCTGGCATCCCGTACTCGTTGAATATCTCGAACCATGCATCACGGAAAGTAATGTCTAAGACGTTACCCTTGATAAATCTGCAACCCTTAGGAATCTCGGGAGGCGCAACTAGGTCGATACCGACACACTCCCAACCGCGCTCCAAGAACGCTTTGGACCATCCAAAACGCCCACAGAATAGATCAAGCATTCTCACTCTTGCTGTCTCCCATGCGCCAACGAATCAGCCCTTCAACTTCAAGTAGTGCTCAATGACCCGCATCCAGAAACTCTTCTGCGGTTTGCGCTTACCCATTGCATCTGTCCCCCAAAAGTTCCACTTCCTTCCGCCAAACAACTAGCAATAGCTTTAGATCGACTTTAGGCGCGTTCCGAGCCGCAATTTGTAGCCGTTCGTACCTTCCGGGATATTTGGCATCAAACCACTCCCGCGCATCGTGAACCTGCTTATGCCAGAAGGATTCGTGACACGGTAACCAGCAAAGGGTCATCAGATTGTCCGGCTCGAATCTCAGGCGTTTGTAATGGCCCTTTGGTAGAACGTGCGCCGCCCCAAGATGATTGTTCTTGCCGCACTTGTTGCACTGAAACCCGTCCCGCGTCCGCACATAAATCGACAGTAGCGAGTCAAGCTCTTTCACCATCGCCGTGTTCTTGCGGGTTTGACTACTGGCCTTAATCACAACGATTTGGCTCCCATCTTGGCGATAAACTCCCGGTACTCTGCGCTCAACTTGAAATCCTCGTAGCTACCGAATTTCTTGTTCATACCCGCATCTATCGCGGCCTTTTCGATTGCGTCCATCGGCTTGAATGACCCGCTGACTTTCTCCTCGGCGTGGATCGTGTTGTACCGCCCTTCCCGGAAGAAAAATCCGTCAATCACCATGCCCTGCTGTTCGGCAAGTTCCAACTTCTTCGCCATCCAAATGAACGCTTTCCTCGGCGTGCTCCGCCACTTCTTAGCTACAGCCGAGATTGAATCCGCCACCAAGTGTAAGTTGCTCGGATTCTCCGGCCATGCCAGCATATTGGCGCAGATGAAGGTTGCGTATTGAATGACGCTCAACCCGTCCGGTGCGTTCTCTATTTCAGGGTTCATACCAGTGCATCCACCAAAATGCGCTCTACCAGCTTCGGATCTAACGTGTCCGCGTTGCTGAAATGTAAGACTTTGTAACCATCTCGCATGATGCTCTTTTCGCGTGCCGCATCGTATTCCTTCTGTGTCTCGTGCACACTTCCATCGACCTCAATGACCACGTTACGATTCGTGATGCAGAAATCGACAATGTACGGGCCAATTTGTTTTTGAGTCGCCAGCGACCAGCGATACTGATCTTTTAGAACCGTCAAGATTTCAAGCATTCGCGCTTCACCTGCGGTCGGACACGCCCTCATACCTTTGGCGATGTGATATTTCCAACTTTGTTTCTGTTGATAGGTCGCGCCTGTTCTTGTCTTGAGTTTCCTTAGACACTTCGCAGACCGCTTCATCGCCTTGATCTTTTTCTTACAATCACTGCACAGTATTTGATTTAGGTTCATAACCAATTCCTGATTCAGAGGGAGCAAGGAAAAGTCTGGGCTAGAGACTCGTCCCTGACAGCGCAATAACGGTATTCCGTCATCGTCGGTCGCGTGGTCAGCGTGAAGTGTGACTCGGCTATTTTCGGCTCCCGCAGAAGTCGAATCCCCTAACGATGGCCCACGGCTCACGCGCCCACTGGCACCGATCCACTCTCTCAGCCGCAATGCTGATTGACTGGACAGAAATGTCCCAGAGAGGAAACAAAGTCGATATGTTCGAGAAGTTTCAAGTCCGGTAAGGGCTCTAATCGTTGAGTCCGAAATGTTGGTTGCTTCAAGACTCATCGAAGGAAGCAACCGGAGGGTCTTGGGAGACCCCCCAGAACATTTCGGTGAGAAAAGGCTGGGGATCAGACCAGCACTTGAATCTTGCTTGAGTTGGCTAACCGTTGTCAAGCCCTTCCTCCAGTTTATTTTTACGCCGCACTTCTCTTCCCTTGCGGTTGCTTTCGGAGAATATGACGCTCTGTCTAACAAGTTCATTGTTTAGAACCTTTTGCCCTAATAATGTCGGGGCGGTTCCCATCGGCCTGTACCAAAGTCCCTTGCGCCGCACACCAAAGGCCCAGCGATTCAATACTTGTTCGATGGAAGGAAATGATTCTCTCTGCCATTCGTCGCTAACTCTCATCCAACTTTCACCGCTCTCCGTAGTGCGCTGGCCTGTCCGTACTGCTTCGAGGCTTCCTGTTGGAACTCGTCGGCGCGTTTCTCGATCTTTTCGGCGCAATCCGCAATGTATTCAAGGAATTGCACGCGGCACTTGGGGTTGATGACTTTCGCCAATACACGCTGAATCGCTTCAACGTCAATCTGATAACTTCCAGAACCGTTTGCGGAGCGCTTCTCAATGTCAAACGACCATCGGAAGCGCAGACCGCAAGGATGATTACCAGAAAACCATCCCGAAGTTGAAATATCCAAACGGTGACTGCCTCCCGGCTCGAATTCCGTAGCGATACTCCAAGGCTTTTCCCCGCATAGGTAAACCTGATCGGTTCCCGTAGCGAGATAGTGATTTGCCAACCGCACATACTCCGTAAACGGCTTTTCGTCCATCATTCCATTCCCTTCTTTCTGGCCTCTACAAAGA